TTTGGGCGTCACCCAGCGCGCTTGGGAAGCCTACTGGAACCGCAGTTCTTCAGATGAAGAGATGCGGAAATTGACGCCCAACATCGTCAAACCGTTTTACCGCGCCATGTACTGGGATAAAATCAGGGGCGATGACTTGCCCTCCGGCGTCGATTACGCCGCCTATGATCTTGCGGTAAATTCGGGCGTCGGGCGCGCCTCCAAGTACCTTCAGCAGATCGCCGGGGTGACGGCGGATGGCGTTATTGGGCCTAAGTCGCTGGAGGCGATCAAGGCTTGCGACCCTGAGCAGATGGTCGATGCCCTCTGTGACATGCGTCTCGACTTCCTGAAGCGCCTGCCTACGTTTGAGACGTTCGGCAAGGGTTGGAGCCGCAGGGTTGCCGAGGTCAAGGACAAAGCCTCTGGCATGGCGTAAACCGCCCGGCAATGTTATAGTGCCGGGAAAGCGGAGTTTCCTCGATGACTACCCCTATGAGTTACAACGGCTCAGTTTCTGGGACTACCAGCTACATCACCCAGATGGCGACGATGGCTGTTGTGGCTGAGACAGACCCCGCTTTTGTAACCATCTTGCCCCAAATGATCGTCTATGCCGAGTTGCGGATGTACCGCGATTTGGACTTTCTGTTCACTTCTGGCACAACGACAGCCTATAGCTTGACTGCTGGAAGCCGGACTTTAAACGTCCCCGCTGACACATTCCCGCTCGGGACGCTCGTTGTCCCCGAGCAGATAAACGTGCTTGTGGGGTCTACAAATCCCGACCTTGCCGAGCGTGTCCCGCTTCTTCCGACCACGAAGGAGTTTCTGGACGCCGTGTACGGTTCTGGCGCGGTTGCTAATCGTGGGGTTCCTCAATATTGGGTGCCGTTTGATGACTACACTTTCCTCGTAGGGCCATATCCTGACCAGAGTTACACGGTTGAGCTTGTTGGCACTTACCGTCCTGCCAGTCTGTCCGTGTCCAACCCAACAACTTTTATCAGCCTCAACTTGCCCGATATTATGATCATGGCGAGCATGGTTTACATTTCTGCTTACCAACGTAACTGGGGCCGTCAATCAGATGATCCTCAAATGGCAATTAGCTATGAGAGTCAATATCAAACGCTCCTGAAAGGCGCGATGGTTGAGGAGGCCCGAAAGAAAAGCGAAGCTGCCGCTTGGTCCTCGCAGTCTCCCTCAACATTTGCAACGCCAACAAGAGGTTAAAAAATGGGCCTCAAGGTTTGCAAAATCTGTAATGTTGAAAAGCCTTTTGAAGCGTTTTGCAAAAACCGCTCCAAAAAAGATGGGTTGCATTACAATTGCAAAGAATGCGATAGCGCAAAGTCGCGCTTATGGCACAAGCAAAATCCAGAAAAAACAAAAAAGAGAGCTGCGCTATACCGCGAGCGTAACCGTGAACGTGTGTTAGAAATGGACCGTGCAAGATATTATTTGGATAAAGAAAAAACGCTTATCCAAAGAAAAGATTATTATGCAGAAAACAAAGATTCCGTAATTAATCGTGTCACTAAATGGCGATCTTCTAACAAAGATAAGGCTAGGCTTTATCTGCGTACTCATTACGCAAAAAATAAACCTGAATATATGGCACGCTCCGCCAAGCGCCGCGCTGCCAAACTCAACGCTACTCCTCCTTGGCTGACTGCTATCCAGCAGGCTCAGATCCAAGAAATGTATGATGTTGCGCTTGCTTGCACGGTTCAGACCGGCATTCAGCATCATGTTGATCACATCCATCCTCTTCAAGGCGATGGGTTTACTGGCCTTCATGTGCCGTGGAATCTGCAAGTAATACCCGGCACAGAAAACTTGTCTAAGGGTTGTCGCTTGCCGCCTGAAGATGCTCACCTTGGATGGGGGAGCATTTAATGCCCCATCAATCGCTTAAATTACTCGCAGGCGTCGATCAAAACAAGACGCCCGCCCTCAACGAGGCCGCAATCTCAGAAAGCCAACTTGTGCGGTTCATCCCTGACCGGACTCTTGGTGGTCTGGTGCAGAAGCTTGGTGGCTGGACAAAGTTTTATGCCAACCGGATTGGCTCTACTGTCCGCGCTTTGTGGGCGTGGGAAGACACAAACTCCAATTCCTATTTGGCAGTTGGAGCAGAGGGCGCATCTCCCATAGTCGTCACTGGAGCCAGCGGCAACGGGGCTACTGCCACACTGACGTTTACGGGTCCGTTTTCTTTTGTCCTTGGCCGCGCCATCACAGTAAGTGGCGTAAATCCCAGCGGGTATAATGGCACCTACACGATCACCGCCACGACCTCTACAAGCGTTTCTTACGCCAGCGCCACAACGACTGCATACGTTTCTGGCGGAACAATCACTGGTGGTGGCGGCACTTTGGACATCATCACGTCCGGGGGAAATCAAGACATTACGCCTGAAAAACTGACGGTGAACACAACCGTTGACTTCAGCACAACACTTGGCAGCAATGCCGTCACGGTTGTTGATACTGGCCGCAATGCCAATGACTATTGGGTCGTTGATATACAGACGCAAATCAGTGTCGGTGGCCTTATTCTCTTCGGCCAATATCAAATCTATAATCCATCGTTGACTGCCAACCAGTACACAATCTATGCGACTGACGCACTTGGCGACCCACAATTGGCAACGGCAACTGTAGCCAATGGCGGCGCGGTTCCTTCTTTTTCAACTACGAACGGAAAAGCCTCGGTAACGGTTACGCTTAATAATCACGGGTATGCTGCCGGTGATTCTTTTCCCGTGCTTGTAGCTACAACTGTTGGCGGCATTACTTTTTACGGCAATTACACGATTGTCAGCATTACTAGCGCAAATGCCTTTGTCATTAATGGGACGATAGCTGCTGGCTCAACGGCGACTGGGTCCGAAAACGGCGGTCAGGTTCATTTTGTCTACTACAACGGCGTTGGCCCGCTGCCACAGGGTCTTGGCTACGGGATCAACGCATATGGCTACTACGGCTATGGCGGCGTTGTTTCTGGCGCGGGAGCCCGTGGCGTTCCCATCAATGCCACTGACTGGACTTTGGACAATTGGGGTTCTGTGCTTATTGCCAATCCCCTTGGTGGTCCCATTTACGCTTGGAATCCGTCAGTATCCAATGCTGTTGCTGGCGTCATTGTTAACGCTCCTCCGGTCAACCAAGGCGCGTTTGTCGCCATGCCGCAGCGTCAGATTGTGGCTTGGGGCTCAACATTTACTGGAATTGTTGATTCCATGTTGGTTCGCTGGTGCGACGTTGATAACTATGACCAGTGGATCGCGCAAATTACCAATCAGGCCGGCTCTTATCGCATCCCCAAGGGTTCGCGTATCGTTCAAGGCATTCAGGCGGGACAACAGGGCCTTTTGTGGACAGACCTTGGCATATGGGCCATGCAGTATGTCGGTCCTCCTTATGTCTATCAGTTCAACGAGCTTGGCACTGGCTGCGGCCTGATTGGTCGTAAGGCTGCTGGTTCGGTAAACGGCATTGTCTATTGGATGGGGCAGAGCCAGTTTTACAGGCTTGCTGGCAGCGGTGTTGAACCCATTCGTTGCCCCGTTTGGGATGTTGTTTTTCAGGATCTGGATACGACAAATCTTGACCGCATCAGAGTCGCGCCCAACTCTCGCTTTGGCGAAATCACTTGGCATTTCCCCACCATCAGCAATGGCGGTGAAAACTATGGCTACGTCAAATACAACTTTGTTTTGGACCAGTGGGATTACGGGTTCAACTCTGCGTCTAATCCCTATGTGGCGCGGTCTGCGTGGATCAACGAGTCGGTTTTGGGTGCGCCAATTGGCGCAGGCTTAAACCAGTATCTCTACCAGCACGAGACATCGACTGACGCAGACGGCGTGGCGATGGACAGCTACTTCCAGACCGGATACTTCGTTCTAAACGAAGCCGATGTGAAGATGTTTATTGATCAGGTCTGGCCTGACATGAAGTGGGGCTATTATGGTGGAACGCAGGGCGCTAACGTCCTTCTGACTTTTTATGTGACAGACTATGCCGGGCAAACACCAACGGCATATGGTCCGTACACGTTGACGCAGGCTACAACCTACATCACTCCCCGTTTCCGTGGCCGCTTGGTCGCCATACGGATTGAGAGCAATGACATTGGCTCCTTCTGGCGTCTCGGGAATATCCGCTACCGCATCCAAGCCGATGGGAAATACTGATGCCCGCATCGCTCGATGACATCCTTACAACGCAAAAAAACGGCGTCGTTGCGATCAATGGCCTGAACCAGAACATTGGGTTTATTGGGGCTGTCTACCGTGGCAATCCGCAGCCCAGCGGAGCTGCGGGCACGTCTATTGGGACCATTTACACGGTCCCTGCAAATCAACAGTTCACGTTGACAGACATTGAGATCTGCAACGCATCCGCCGCAGCCACTACGTTCAGCATCTATCTGGTGGCGTCTGGCGGCACTGCGGGGACCAGCAACGCGCTATTCTATAGCGCTCCCATCAACGGGAATACGACTGTGCAGTGGACGGGGAGCACTGCGTTGTCGGCTGGCAGCACGGTTCAGGTCTTGGCTGGCGCGGCTACAGTGTCCATGAAAATTTCAGGGGGAGCGACCTAATGGCTATTACGGTCTACCCGCCCTATGGCTCTCAAACAAACCCTCAATATGTGACCTTTGACGGTACGAACGTCGATGCTTTCGGGCGTCTGCGGGTGTCTAATCCGTTCACGCTCTTTGACAGCCAGAGCCGTTTTGCCGCCGACAAGCACTTCAGCTACGTGACCGCTACTGGCGGCACGACCAGCTACAATACCAATCAATCATCCGTGAACCTCAATGTCACAACAACCTCTGGCTCAACGGCTGTTGCCCAGACATTTCGGGTGTTTCCGTATCAGCCCGGTAAAAGCTTGCTTACACTACAGACGTTCACTATGGCGTCTGCCGCTACAAATTTGCGCCAGCGAGTTGGGTATTTTAGCGCCCAAAATGGCGTGTATCTTGAGCAAGGGCCAAATGGCGTCACGTTTGTGATCCGCACCTATACCAGCGGGACCGTGAGCGATGCCCGGTATGTGGCGCAGGCCAATTGGAACGGCGACAAGCTCAACGGCACTGGCGCGTCTGGCATCACGCTTGATCTGACCAAAACGCAGATCCTTTGGTTCGATATTGAGTGGCTGGGTGTTGGCAACGTTCGTTGCGGGTTCATCATCAACGGCCAGTATGTTGTTTGCCACACGTTCCAAAATGCAAACGAATCAACATCGACTAAAGTCTATATGCAGACTGCTACGTTGCCTTTGCGGTATGAAATAGCCACTACCGGCACCACTGCGGCTACTGCCGCTCTTCAAATGATTTGCGCCACCGTCATCTCTGAGGGTGGCTACGAGCAAGTGTCCGCGCCCTACATCGCGAGAGCGACCGGAAACGGCGTAGCGATAGCTAATAATACGGGGCTCGCGTTCACCCCTGTGGTGTCAATTAGGGTCAATTCCAGCTATTATGGGGCCGTGATAGTTCCGTCTATCGTGAACTTTGCTGCAACATATTCTGGAACTTACGAGATTGTTTTGGTGCGAAACCCGACACTGACGGGAGCAACATGGGCCGCCGGAACGATCAGCGATGGTATTGTCGATGTGGACACTGCTGCAACAGCCATGACAGCAACCGCTGATGGTATTGTTCAAACAGACTACATAGTGTCTACCAATCAGGGGTCTGTGCCAATCATCGCTCCCTTTGGTTACAACTTTGACTTGCAGCTTGGCTACGTAGCGTCCTTAACTGGCAACGGTTTTGCCAGCAGCGATGTTATAACTCTCGGGGCTCGCGGTTTGAATATTTCGGGTTCCAATGGTGCTGGTATCGGCTCAATCGCCTTCTACAACCTGTCGGTGTGATCATGCCATTGAAAAAAGGCTCCTCGCAGAAAACTGTCAGCTCCAACATCAGCGAGCTGGTCAGCTCCGGTCGCCCGCAGAAGCAGGCCGTCGCCATCGCCCTCAACCCCGCCCGTCACGCCCGCGCGACTGGTGGCCCGTTGAAAATGCCCAAGCCTCCCAAGCCAGAGGCGTCAACCGTTCACCTCGGGCCAATTCACAGCCCCGTTGCCGGACGCACCGACCACTTGCCCATGCACGTTCCCTCGGGCTCCTACGTCATCCCCGCCGACATCGTGTCGTCGCTGGGCGAGGGGAACACGATGGCGGGCTACCGTGCCGTCAAAATGATGTTTCGTGATGCGCCGCAGGGGGCCTATGCCGCAGGTGGTGGCGTCGGAGAACCTGTTCCTATTGTCGCCGCCGGTGGAGAATATGTTCTTTCTCCCGACGAAGTCATCTGGGCCGGGGGCGGAGACCTTGACGCGGGCCACCGCTCCCTCGACAAGTGGGTCACGGACACGCGCAAGGAATTGATCGACACACTCAAGAAGTTGCCGGGTCCGAAGAAAGATTGAGGGGGATCTCAATGTCTGACGAACTGAAGGTGTGGGTTGGCAAGCCCGAGGATGTGGACGACATGATGGAGCTGGCCATTGCGGGCAGCTACGAAAACAGCTTCGTGAGGCCCAATCACGAACTCCTCCTGCGCGAGGTTTGGCCCGCCCTGAACCGCGAAAACGGGATCGTCGGCTTCGTCGGCGTCCCCGGCGAGAAGCCACAGGGGGCGATTCTTTTGAGAATTTGCCATGTGTGGTATAGTGACGACGAAATCCTTGAAGAGCGCGCCGTCTTCATTCACCCCGATTTCAGGGTCGCGAAGGGTGGTCGCGCTCGCAAGTTGTGCGAATTTGGCAAGAAGGTTGCGGATGAACTTGGAATACCGCTCACCATCGGCGTCATGTCCAGCCAGCGCACGGCAGGCAAAATCCGCATGTACGAGCGCATTTTTGGGCCGCCCTCTGGGGCATATTTCCTTTACGGAACCCGCACAGGCACTTGGAAACAGGCTGCCGAATAACTCTTGAGGTAGGCGATGGGCGGCGGCAAAGGCGGTTCGACAACAGTCAACAAGACGGAAATTCCGCCGGAAGTTTTGGCGCGGTACAATGCCGTCAACGCTCGGGCCGAAACCGTCGCCCAGCAACCCTACCAGCGTTACAGCAATGATCCCAACGCTTTTGTGGCTGGCCTGACGCCCACGCAAATGGCTGGCATTCAAAATGTTAACGCGATGGCCGGGGCTGCGCAGCCCTATTACGGGGCCGCCACCCAGCAACTCGGTCAGGCTCAACAGCAGGGTCAGGGCTATCTTGGCGCCGCTACGGGCCAGCTCGGGGCTGCGCAGCAGACGGGTCAGGCATTAGGCTCCACCGCCGGTGAACAATACGCTCAGGCCGCCAATGTCGCGGCCCCTTATTATCAGGCCGCCACAGCCAATCTTGGTGCGGGTCTGGGCCTTGCCGCCCCGCTAAATCTCGCCGCCGCCCAGTCGGCTTTTGGCGCTGCTGGAGCTGCCGCCCCTTATTATGGCGCGGCTACCCGTGGAACGCAGGCCGCAATTCGGGGGGCGCAGCCATATCAAACGGCTGCCACGCAGGCGGCTTTGGCCGGTTCTCAGGCCGTTTCTCCGGGGCAGCTTCAAACCGTTCAGTTCCTGAATCCCTATACACAGAATGTCGTTGCGGCTACGCAGGCCGCCTTGGGCCAGCAATTTGGGCAGCAGCAGGCTCAACAGCAGGCCGAAGCTATTCGTGCCGGGGCATTTGGCGGTGACCGTTCCGGGCTGCAACGTGCGCAGCTTCGCGGGCAACAGGCCCTTGCTGAATCGCAAGCCATTGCCCCGCTATACCAGCAGGCCTATCAGAATGCCTTGCAGACTGCTCAACAGCAGCAGGGTGTTAATTTAAGCGCAGAGCAAGCCAATCGCGCCGCTCTCCAAGGGCTTTCTCCCCAGCTCGCCGCCCTTGGGCAGCAGGGGTATGGCCAGCAACTTGGCGCCGCCCAGCAGATGGCTGGCTTGGGGCAGGCTTTGTATGGGCAGGGCATGACCGGCGCCCAGACTTTGTCTCAACTTGGGCAGGCTGGTTTTGGCCAACAATTGTCGGCGGCGCAACAGGCTGCGGCTCTTGGTCAGGGGCTCTATGGACAGGCGCTGGGCCTTGGTCAGGCCATTCAGGGCCTTGGTCAACAGCAGTACGGTCAGGGGGCTCAGACGGCCCAGCAGCTTGCTGCGCTTGGCCAACAGGGTTACGGCATGGGTGCGGGCACGTCCAGCGCCCTTGCGAACCTTGGCACGAATGCCCAACAGGCGGGCCTTGCTGGTGCGCAGGCGCAATTGCAGGCTGGCCAACAGCAACAGCAGACTGAGCAGGCTGGCAAGCAGGCCATGTACAATCAGTTCATGCAAGAGCAGGGCTATCCCTTCCAAGTGGCCCAGTTCCTTGCGAACATCGCCACCGGCACGGGCGCCCTGTCGGGCAATCAGAGCACGTCCACGACGACGGGCGGCGGCGGGTTCTTCTCGGACAAGCGCCTCAAGGAGAATGTCCAGAAGGTCGGCGAGACCAACGACGGCCAGCCCATCTATCGCTACAACTACAAGGGCGATCCGCGCACCCAGATCGGGCTCATGGCGCAGGACGTTGAAAAGGAGCACCCCGAGGCGGTGGGGCTTGCTGGCGGCTACAAGACCGTGGACTACAAGAAGGCCACGGAAGACGCTGTGCATAAGGCTGACGGCGGGGGAACAACTGACGCCTACGCTATTACCCCCGAGTCAAAGAGCCAGATGCTGGCCAAGCCCACCGGCCTTGGCGCATTGCAGTTGCCCCAGATGAAGACCGAGGGAATTGCTGTCCGCTCTATGACGCCCGCATCCGAGATTGAGGCCCTCCGCGCTCCCAAGGCGACCGGCTTTTCGCCCGGCACGATGGAGGCCAATCGCGCCGAAGCCGCAAGCCTGCGCAGTGCGCTTTCCAGCGGGCGCGGCGCGGACCTTGGCTCCGGCCCAGAGTACATGCAGTCAAGGCTGTCCGAGTTGGACAGGTTCCTTGGCCAGAACTCGTCGCAGGGCGGCCTTGTCGGCCCCGAGGGCGGCGCCTTCTCCCGTGGCGGCTTCGCCTTCGGCGGTGGCCCCTACGGCGTCCAGTTGGAGCCCATGCAGGTTCGCCAGATGATGCAGGCGCAGCCCGGCCAGCGTCCGGCGGAGCGCAACGCTCTGGCCGAAGCCAAGCAGATCGGCGACCTCGCTTCTTTGGGCTACGCTGGCTACAAGAATCGCCCCGACTTTTTGCGCAGCGATGCGGATATTGCGGCCCGCAAAACCTCTGAAGCCGCCGCAAAAGTAGCCGAATTGCAGAAGCTTGAATGGGCTAAGGAGAAGGGCATTGACGTTGACACTCTCCTCGGCAAAGCCCACGGCGGCCTGATCGGCGACCGTGAGGCTTATCGTGATAGGGGCTACGTCAACTCCAGCTCCAACCCCTACAGTGGCATATCCGAGGGCTATCTGGACGACACCCTCCAGACGCAGCAACAGACGCCGCGTCCGTCCCTCGACGTGAAGGGCGCGCCGAAGCCCCAGCCCGCCAAGAGCGGCCTCGGCGAGACGATTAATGCCGCAAAGAGCCTTTACAAGGGCGGCGAGTGGGCGGCGGACAAGCTCGGCCTCGGTGCTTCTCCGACTGCCATGAGCGCCACCAGCGCCGAGGCTTTGCCGGGCGTCATCGACCTCACGTCTGGCGCTGGCCTTGCTGGTGCTGCGCCGGAAGCTGCGGCTGCGGCTGAAGGTCTCGCAGGTGCGGCGGGGGCTGGCGAAGCCCTTGCTGGCGGCGCTGCGGCTGCGGAAGGCCTTGCCGGTGCGGCGGGCCTCGCGGAGCTGGGAACTGGCCTTGCTGCGGCAGGGACGACGGCGCTTGAGGCTCTTCCCTTCCTCGCCTTCCTGTCTGACGAGCGCGCCAAGCACGACATCAAGAAGGTTGGCACCCTCTTCGACGGCCAACCCGTCTACCGCTACGCCTACAATGGCGACGACAAGACCCAGATGGGCCTCCTTGCCCAGAAGGTTGAGAAGGTCGCCCCCGAAGCTGTTGGCCTTGCTGGCGGCATGAAGACGGTGAACTACAAGAAGGCGACCGATAAGGCCGCCAAGCGCAAGCATTATCAGAGGGCTGGCCTTGTAGTTCCTGACGAGTATTCCACCGCAGAGCCCGACCTTGCGGGCGCCGAGGGCGGCACTGAAACGACAACCCAAGGCGGCGACGGCAAGACAGTTGTCGGTCATTCCGCCCCGCTTGTGCGGACTACGCGGCCCGTCCCGACACCTGAGAGTGCAATTGCCGCCGTTCCTGCGCCCCGCGCGCGCGAACCCGGCGTCGCCTCCGGGTCTCGCCCGTCTATCCCAGACCTCGGCGGACTCGTCCCCGAGGGGATGAAGGATACCTTGTCGTCCGAGAACTTCTGGGTGCCCGCTCTGGCGGGCATTGGCTCGATGCTGGCGTCGCCCAACAAGACGTTCCTCGGGGCCGTTGGCTCGGGGTTGGTGGGCGGCACGACTGCCTACACTGACTTGCAGAAGCAGCAGGCCGATCAGCTTATGAAGAGGCTGGAGATGTCCAAGGGCCGCTTCAAGGGTCCTGTTCTTGTCGGCGACAAAGATATGTATCAGGACACCGTTGCCGGTGACTATGTCACGCAAGAGGAAATGGCTCGTCGTCAAAACCAGTTCATTGGGGGAAAAGGTTCTGGGGCGGCTGCAACTGCCCCGGCATTGCCTTCCACGCCGGGCGGAAGAGCCGCCGTTGACGCTGTCGATACCGCTAAAAAGATCGTCACGGAAGAACCTCCGACAGTTCAGCCACGCGCTCCCGCTCCTCCGGCAAAAAAGGAAGAGATTGCCGCTCCTACTACAACGCAACCCGCTGCCGCAACTTCGGCCCCGAAGGCCGCCGAACCAGACCCTAATCGCATCTTGACCAAGCCCGAGATGATTGCGGCTGCGCGTCAGAATGAGAGTCTCTTTCAACACCTTCCTGAAGAGCGTCGCCCACTGGCCCTTGAGGCCGAAGCAAAGCGCCTTGAGGATGAGGGCAAAACCTATCTCCGGCAGTCGCAGGAAGAAGCGCGCCGGTCTGGCCTCACCATGGGCGCTGAAGAGCGTGTGCGCCTTGAGGCCGCATCAAAGAGGTTTGCGGAACTGGCCAAGGACAGGCGCGAAGAGGCGGCGAAGAGGCGTGAAGAGGCCAACAATTTGTTTGAGGGCGCTATTGCCAGCCAGCTTAAAGAGGCAGAGGCCCGCATCGCAAGAACGGTGGAAAGAGATTTTGCAGAAGAAATAGCGCCCAGCGGTGAAAAAGTTCGCCTGCCGCCCGGCGTAAAAATGCCTTCTGCCGTTGCCCCTGAGCCCACGGCTGCGCAACAAACAGCACCAAAAGTCGCCGAAGTTGACCCCAAGACAGCTCGCCTTGTTCTTGCCCGCCCTGTTGCGCCCGCTGGCGGCGGATTGATCCAGCCGACAAATCTTCCTCCGGGAACTAAAGTCAGCGAAATTAGCACGGCAGCCAAAAATCAAAGCACAATGGATGAGCAGTTTCAAAAGGACTTCATGGAAAAGGCCCCGTCCGTTGGGCAGGCCCGCCAGCGTTATATGGGTCTGGTGAATGCCTTCAAACTGTTTGAGAGCGGCAGTGCGGAAAGCACACTCGCCGGGTGGGCGGCTGTCGCCCAGAGCTTCGGCTATCCCGAGATCGCTCGGGGCCTTGCAAGCGGTGACCCCGCCGCCGTTCAGTGGACGCAGAAGATTGGCCCCAATCTTGTATTGGAAACACTGAAGGCTGCCACGCCCCGTTTTGCTCAGTCTGAATTTATGACTTTGCAAGAAAAGGGAACGCCGGAGCCTAATAAGCTTCCGCAGGCTAACTTCCAAATGGTAAAGGAAGGTCTTGCCACGTTGAACCGCACCGATGCATTCATGCAGGCTTGGCAGAACGCCTCGCAAGAGGAAGGCTGGCGCAGCCCGTCTGCCTATTATGCTGTATGGTCTAAAGCCAATCCAATTGAGAAGTTTGAACAGTCGGCTGAACGCCAGATGGGTAACTTCGCTGGCATGCCGCTACCCAAAGCTTCTGAATGGGCCCCCGGCGCAGTCTATGTTGTGCCGAAGAGCCTTTCTACGGAGCAAAAAGCCTTCTTTGACAAACGCGGGCTGAAGGCTGGCGACGCCTTCCAATATGGAGGTGCGGAAGCTCCGCCCGATCAGGTCATCCGGCCAATCCCCAAGCAGCAACTCTACTCCATCCCCGCGATGAGGCAGTGATATGAGCCAGCAAGAGATCGACGCCCTCTTTGGTGGCCCTCCTCCCAGTGCGGCGGTGCAGGCGGAGCCGGGTGGCGCAGGCGTTGAAACCTTGTTCGCCGAGGGTTCTAGGCCCCCGCCGACGACAGCCGAAAGTGTTCAAGAGAAAATAGTTCGCCCACTGACGCCTCGCCGCATGGGTGACGTTCTTGAGCAGAAGATGCTGCCAGCCATTGAGAAGACGCAGCAGGAGGCTGAGTCCGAACGCCTGAGCAAGTTGGCGGGCGCTCAAATGGAGCTGGGGCATCTTGACCCCATGACGCAAAAAGCCTTGGCGTTGACCGGCTCCGCAGCCGACACGGCCACCGCCGGTGTGTTTCCGTATATCCCCGCCGCTCTCGCCAAGGGTGCGGGCAAGCTTGGTATTTCTGGCTACGAGCGTTACGCTGACATGCCGCTTGTGGAGGCCAAAAAGGAAGCCGAACGCAAAATGGGTGCGGCCTCCACTATTGAGCCCGGCTACAGCGCCGCTGGCACCGCTGGCGGCCTTTTGCTTGGAGCCACAGCGTTACCGGCCATTGCGCCTGCGCGCGGCCCAATGGTGTCTGGTGCCCTTACTGGCGGAACTTATGGCGCTGTTTCTGGCGGTGCTGCGGAGGGCGACATCGGTGACGCCGTGAAGGGCGCAGTTGTCGGCACTCTCGGTGGCGCTGTCGCTGCCCCCATTCTTGAGCGCACAGCTTCCGGGCTCATGCGCCTCTTCACCGGCGGCAAGCCAGTCGTAACATCCTCTGGGGCGCTCACCGACGAGGCTATTGCCGCCGCGCGGGCTGCGGGCCTCACTGATCAGGAAATTACTACCCTAACTCCCCAACTGCGTCAGACCTTTGAACGTCGCGGCGTGACGCCCGCAGGGGCCGCAGAGGCTCCCTTTGAAGAGTTTGGCATCACCCCCACGCGCGGCATGGTCACTGGCGAGGCCGCGCAGTTGGAGCGTGAGGCTCGTTTTGGAAACTATGCCCCGCAAGCTGAACAAGCGGCGGCGGCGGCTCAAAACATCGCCGGTGGCGCGCAACCCTCCGTCAGGGACGCAGTGACTGCCGCTGTTGAGGCTGGCAACCGTCAAGCGGAAGCTCTTCGCAGGGCATATACTCAGGCCTATGCCGTGGCCGAAAACACGCCCGGCACCTTTACCCGTGAGTCGATCTCCAATCTTGGCGACAAGATAATGCAGGGGCTTGCGACTGACCCGAGAAACCTTTCCATTATTGGGAACGACGCTGCGCGGGCCGCTGCCACTAAATTGGACACCGTCTTAGGTGCCGCAATTCCTGCTGGCCCCGGAGTATCTGTTGTCCACAGGACGTTTCAGGGTGTCGAGGCCGGTCGCAAGCTCCTCAACGAGGCGCTTGGGGCCGCGACGAATAATGCAGATCGTCGGGCCGTTCGCCGCCTGATTGACGAGTTTGACCAACGGATTGAGCAGAACATCAACAACGGGGCCTTCTCCGGCAACCCGAATGTCGTCGATGACTGGCGCGCAGCCCGCAGGCTCTACTCTGAATATCAGGGCCGGTTTGGCGTCAGAAAGACCGGCGAAGACGCCGGGCAACTGATGCGCAGCGTCCTTGACGGCACAAAGAGCGCCGACGACGTTGGCAACGCCATGTTCAATTTTGCCTCGTCTGGCGATGCGAATTTGAAGCAGCAGGCCATCAAGACGATGCTGCAACTGCGCCGGGCGCTTGGCCCCAATTCCCCGGAGTTGGAGGACATCAAGCGTTCTTACATGCAGCAAGTGATGACCCCGAGAGTTCCCGCAGGGGCCAATGAGGCTGCCACAGCCGCCGCTGACTTCTCGCGTGTGGCGACCAATATCGACCAGATGTTGACCGGCAAGGGCGCAGAGTTCTCGCGCCGCTTCCTCACGAATGGCGAACGCAATGCGATGGCGCGCTACGCCGACGTTATGCGCCGCGCTGGCCAACTTCCGCCTGCGGAGGCCGCCAACCGACTGGGCGCTTGGGGCAATGCGGCGCTGACGGTGGCGCCAGCGGTCGTTGGTGCGGCTGCGACGCAATTGACCCAAATTGATCCGACGCTGGCCGCTGTCTTTGGCGCGCTTGGATCAATCCCCGGCGGCGTCCGCGTCATCAAGGGAACGCCCGCAGTTCAAACATACCTCGCCAATCGTCCCCCAGAGAACGTGGCGCGTCCCTACCGCTTCCCTGCGTCTCGCACAGCGGTTCCGCTTGGCGTAACTGCGGAGCCGGGCCTTGAGGAGGATGTCAAAAACCTCCGCGAGGGTCGCGCCACTGGCGGCGCAGTCAATCTCATGGCATTATCCAAGGCGGCCAAGAAGCACGTCACGAAAAGCACTGAGGACCTCCTGAACGAGAGTGACGACACGGTCACCCGCGCTCTGGAAGTCGCCAACAAACACATCTAAGGGCTGAACATGACCAGCACTTTCAGCACGAATAAGTCTCTTGAGCTGCCCGGCAATGGCGACTACGTCAACACATGGAACGTCCCTGTTAACGGCGACATGTCCATCATTGACGCCGCCTTGGGCGGGACAACAAGCTTAAACGCGACTTCCGGCTCGGCCACGCTCACGGCTACGCAGTATCAGAAGCTGATCCTGAACGTGACCGGCTCGATTGCGGCGGATGTGACCTACACGATTCCGGCTGGAGTTGGCGGTCAGTGGGTGGTGCGGAACGCCACAACCGGCAACAAGAACATCATCATAGCCTCTGGCGGGGCGGGCGTGTCGGCCACGGTTAGCCCCAGCCTTGTGGCTACGGTGGCATGCGACGGGACCAACTGCTATGTCGTGACGGCGAGTACGTCTCCGACTGGGGGCGGCTCCGATCTGGCTTTCTATCTTAATGACATAACCATCACTACCAGCTATACTATCCCCACGGGGAAAAACGCTGGCACGTTTGGTCCTGTGACCATTGGCGGGTCTGTGACTGTCACGATTCCGTCTGGGTCAACGTGGAATATCGTCGGCGGCGTACCTCAGTAGGAGCTTCTTTGACATGCCAATAGCGATCAAAGGAACGGGCGGCGGGGGAATTACGCTGACTGCTGGCGCGGCCTCCACGGACACGACCCTGACGCTGCCTGCGACGGATAGCACGGTGCTTGCCTCTACGGCGGTGTCGTCGTCTAGCACGAACACTGTGACGAACAAGATTGCGGTGAACATTAACGGGACTGTTTATTACATTCTCGCATCCACCTCTGGCACATGAGGACGCTGAAATGCCCTTGAATATTGGATCAACGGCTGGCGGCTCAGTCACTCTTACGTCAGGGTCAACGGCTTCTGCGACGACGCTGACGCTGCCTGCGGTCAATGGGACGGTACTGACGACTGGAACGACGCTGACGGTGGCGCAGGGCGGCACTGGTTCCACATCGTTGACTGCGAACAATGTGCTCTTGGGGAATGGGACGAGCGCCCTTCAGGTTGTTGCGCCGGGGGCGAACGGTAATATCCTGACCAGCAACGGGACAACTTGGGCCAGTTCTGCGCCTGCGGCAAGTGTGACTGCTTTGGCGGCGGGCACAGGGATTAGCGTGTCGGGCTCCACCGGATCGGTGACTGTCTCCAATACGGGCGTGACCTCTGCTGCGGCGGGCACTGGAATCAGCGTTTCGGGTTCGACTGGCGGCGTGACGTTTACCAATACCGGCGTAACGTCTCTGACGACCAGCAGCGGATTGAGCACCAACACATCTGCGACTGGCGCTGTCAGCGTCACCAACACGGGCGCGCTGTCTGTAAATGCGGGCACGGGCATATCGGTCAACACCACCACCGGAAACATCACGGTCACGAATGCTGGTGTGACATCTGCGGCTGCTGGCACGGGCATTAGCGTATCTGGCTCGACGGGCGGCATTACTTTTACAAACACGGGCGTCACTTCTCTGGCCGCTGGCTCTGGCATTAGTTTGTCTGGATCTACTGGCGGGGTTACAATAACCGGAACTGGGGGCACAGTTACGTCAATCACGGCGGGAAATGGACTGACTGGCGGGACAATTACCGGCAGCGGGACCATTGCAGTTAGCACGACTGCTGGCGCTGTTGGAACATATGCATTTTTGACATGGGATTATTCGTTTGGCGGCGTCATAACATTTGGCACTTCTGTAACCACAAATAGTTCGACGTATCCATACACTAATTTAACTCCCGCTGCCACAAATAACAACGGAGGTAGCGCTATCCCCAGTGGTCAAACATGGCGCTGTATGGGATATTGCGATAGCGGGTACGCCACACTTTTTGTCCGCATATCCTGAGGGGGATAACATGAAGCTGGAACTAACGGTTAACGAAGTCAACACCATCATGCAGGCACTCGGCAATGCGCCCTATGTGCAGGTTGCTGAGTTGATCCAGAAGATTCGCGAACAGGCGCAGGCTCAACTGAGCCAGCCTGCAACTGAGGAGATTGTGCAATGAGCATCACGAACACTTGGGTCATCGAGCAGATGAACTGCTACCCGCAGGCTGAGGGCCAGACGGATGTGGTGTTTACTGTCCACTGGCGCGTCAACGCCACTGACGGCACCTACAACGCAAGCGTCTACGGCACGGTTGGCATCACCTACGTCGCAGGCTCGCCCTACACGCCCTACGCTCAATTGACGCAGGCACAGGTCATTGGTTGGGTGCAGGATGCTATGGGGCCTGAACAAGTCACCAGCATTGAAGATGGCCTTGCTGCGAACATCGCTGATCAGGTGAGCCCGCCTGTTGTGACGCCCCCGCTGCCTTGGGCTTCTGCCTAATAACCTAATAGGAGGCTACCATTAGCACGTTAAAGACCATCAACGTCATCCATCCTTCTGGAACGACGAACAACATCGTCAACGATGCTAGTGGCAACGTTTCGTTGGGTGCGAACCTGACCTTCACCGGCACTGGTGCGCGCATCACTGGCAATTTTGGCTCTGGAGCGATTAATACTCGAATATTATTTCAGTCAAGCACTTCAAATACGCAAACAAACATTGCTGCCGTTGAGAATGGTACAACGTCTACAGGTGCTGGTGCCGCGCAATTAATAGTTGGAGACAGCAATTACGCGACAGCAGCGAATTTTTCCGCTGGTGGAATCGGTTTAATCAAAAATACCGATATTCGTATTTTTTCTAGCGCAAATGGAACCGGCACCTATTTGCCGATGACATTTCACACTGGTGGCTCTGAACAAGTGCGCATCGGCGCTACTTCTGGCACCGACCTCGGCACTGTCGGCATTGGCTACTCCACCCTTACCGGCGTCGGGACGAATGGTCTGGCGGTGTCGGGGAATGTGGGGATCGGGACGAGTTCGCCGGGTGCCAAGCTTGTCGTCAACGGTGGAACAAGCACGTCACAAATCCGCTTGGAAGTGAACAACGCCGCTTTCACGCAAGAGGTGTCTACTAACGCTGCCGTAAGTGCGTATGTGTACAAATCCAATGATGCTTCATACCACGTATGGAAGTTAAGCAGCTCAGAAGCAATGCGCATCGACACCAGCGGCAACGTGGGGATTGGGACGAGTTCGCCGGGAGTAAAGTTAGATGTGAACGGGGCCTTGCGTGTTGGATTGGCTTCAAATCCAACAACTATTGCAGGCAACAGTCAGTTTTATGACCAGTCAGGTATCGGACCAACAATTAGTGGATACCACTTTACTGTACGGACAGGTAGCTCAACTCCAACAGAATCCATGCGCATCGACTCCAGCGGTAACGTGGGGATTGGGATTAGCTCTCCAAGCACCTATGGCAGATTGGCCGTTGTAGCGAACGATGCATACAATCCAAATGTTGTTTTTGTTTCTGATGCTTCTGCCGCTAACTGGGCAAGAGCGGATTGGAAAAACGTAAATGTTGCCTACACGGGCATCATTTACATGGATCAGGGTGGCCTATTCAATATTCGTAATGACGGTGCAAATGCTATTGCGTTTTCTACCAACGGCGGTAACGAACGTATGCGCATCGACTCCAGCGGCAACGTCATTGCTGGCGGGTCTGTTGCTCTAGCAACCACGGCTACCAACGGCTTCTTGTATGTTCCTACTTGCGCCGGAACGCCAACAGGGACGCCAACAGCCGTAACGGGCATGGCCCCCATAGTGGTCAACACTACCAACAACAAGCTATATTTCTATTCCGGCGGCGCATGGCGTGACGCTGGTCCGTAATGAGGGGTAGTAACGTGAAACTTGGTATGACTATCCAAGAACTATCCGCCAAAAACGACGCGCTTGAGACTCGTCTTGCTGCGTTAGAGGCTAAATAATGGTAGTCATGCTTTGGTGCGTTGGAGACTAGAACGTGGCAAACGCACAAATCCCTCTGCTCCCCGCAGCTACGGCCCTCAACGGCACGGAGCAGCTTGAGATTGTTCAGGCTGGCACGTCACGGCGCACGACTACTGGAGACATAGCTGGGATTGTTGGCGGCCCCACCGGTCCCACGGGAAGCGTCGGCCCCACCGGGGACCAAGGCCCGACCGGCCCGACTGGCAGTACCGGCCCAACGGGGGCGCCATCCAACGTCACTGGGCCGACCGGAAGCACCGGCCCGACCGGCGGCTTCGGGCCTACGGGGCCTACGGGAGCGGATTCTACTGTGCCCGGCCCGACCGGCCCGCAGGGGACTATCGGCCCCACGGGCGTCACGGGCAGCACGGGGCCTACGGGCGTAAACGGCGATATCGGGCCTACGGGCAGCACGGGGCCTACGGGAAGCGGCGCAACCGGGCCTACGGGGCCTGCGGGTGTGCAGGGCATAGACGGGCCTACGGGCCCCACGGGAGCCGCATCTACGGTTGTTGGGCCTACGGGGCCAACTGGCAGCATCGGCCCGACTGGAGCCACGGGAGCGGCCTCTACGGTCGTCGGCCCGACTGGCCCGACTGGCCCGACTGGCCCCACTGGCGCTGTTTCGACAACGCCCGGTCCCACTGGCCCCACTGGCGCGGCTGGCACATCTTCAAACTTGTTCCTGTACCGGGCGAACACCAGCATCACCTCGGGGTATCCGGGTGACGGTGACATTCTCTGGAATGCCTCGACCCAGACCAGCGCCACGCAGATCAATGTCAGCCACCTGACTGACAACAACGTGGACGTGGACATCTTTCTGGCGCTCCTGACCGTTGGCGAACAGATCGTCATCCAGAGCCAGAGTAGCAGTTCGGACTACCAGACATGGACGATCTCTGGCACCCCAACTAGCGTGAACCCCGGCACTGCCACTGCCTACTGGACATACCCGGTCACGCTCACGGCATCCGGCGGCACGGGCACCACTAACTTCTCCAGCGGGCAGACGCTGTTTCTGGCGCTCGTGAATGGCGTGAGTGGCCCGACTGGCGCACAAGGGCCAACCGGCCCCACTGGCGCGGCATCGACTGTAGCTGGCCCGACAGGCCCCACAGGCGACCTAGGGCCGACCGGGCCGACCGGAGGTGCCTCCACAGTTGCCGGGCCTACAGGCCCCACGGGCGTGGCGGGAATCGACGGGCCAACGGGTCCGACTGGCGCGTCCTCTACTGTGCCCGGCCCAACTGGCCCCACGGGAGACGCCGGAAGCGCGGGCCCGACCGGGACCAGCGGAAGCGCGGGCAGCACCGGCCCCACGGGTCCAAACGGGCTCGGCTACGCTGGACTGACCAGCAGCACCTCAAATGCTGTTGGCGCGGGTTCGCTGACGTTCACCACGAATCTCTCTGACACTCAGACAGCCTTTGCGATTGGTGAGCGTGTCCGCATCGCCTATACAGTGACGCCCGCGAACTACGTCGAGGGGATCATCACCTCGTTCAGTGGCACGACGCTCGTCATCACCTCTGACGCATTCGGCGGTTCTGGCACCTACACCTCTTGGAACATCGGCGTTGCTGGCAATGTCGGCGCGACTGGTGCGACTGGTCCCACAGGTCCGGCTGGCGGCGGTGGTGGAAGCAGCATCTCGGTGTCGGACGAGGGGTCGCTTCTCACTTCGGGCGTCACCAGCTTTGATTTCACTGGTTCCGGCGTCACGGCCTCGGCGGTTGGCACTGCGGTCACGGTGAATGTGCCCGGCGGCACCTATACCCGCACCACGATCACAGCGACTGCCGGTCAGACCAGCTTCACGGCCAACTACACGGTCAATTACGTTCAGGTCTATGTGAACGGAATCCTGCTCAACAGCGCCGACTACACGGCCACCACCGGCACCACCGTTGTGCTGGCGTCTGCGGCAGCGGCTGGCGACATTGTCGATGTAGTCGCAATCAACATCGGTACGTTCACTGGCGGCGTGACGATCACGGGCACACCAACGAACGGGCAGATAGCGACGTGGACTGGTTCCACAAGCATTCAGGGCACAACTATTCTCCCCACTGCCAATGGCGGTCTTGGCGCGTCATTGTCGCCAACGACTGCTGGCAATACGATATTCTCGACTGATGGGACAAACTGGTCATCGACAGCGAAGATTGTGCAGGGTACATCTGTCTCAGCCAGCGGCACTAGCGTTTCATTTACGGGGCTTCCTGCTTGGGTTAAGCGCATCACGATTCTTATGAACGCCTTAAGCACAAGTGGGACATCTGATCTTTCAGTTCGAATTGGTTCTGGGTCATTCGTTACTTCAGGGTATGTAGGATCAAGCGCCTTTGTTTCTCAATCAAGTGTCGCGGCGGGCGGCGCTGCTGCAACAACAGCGTTTACTGTTGGCGGCTATTCTGTCAACACATGTACGATTTCTGGCGTTATTACGCTGTACAATATAACCGGGAATGTCTGGAACTATGCCTGCACGGCCACTCGTAACGGCGGGACAACCGCGCAAAACGGCGTTCAAACTACGGTTTATATCCCGCTATCGTTGGCCGGTGTATTGGACCGCGTTCAACTTTTAGCGGTTAACACGACAGACACCTTCGACGCAGGAAGCGTCAACATCCTGTATGAATGAGGGATAACTCATGACCATCTCTCGCAACATATCAGTCATGGCGCAGGGGGCTAGTAGCTCTGGCATTCTCGCTGGCGGCTATGGTGGGCTTGGCGCAAGCGTGTCGCCAACGACTGCGGGCAACGTGCTGTTCACTGCGGACGGGTCTGTGTGGTCATCGACGCAGAAGATCGTGCGTGGCACTTCCGTCTCAACAGCAACAACGTCATTCACTGCTTCTATTAGCGGCACGACGATGACGGTGACTGCGGTTGCATCTGGCACGATTGCTGTTGGACAGGTTATCACTGGTACGGGTGTAACCGCAGGTACAACCATCACAGCATTAGGAACCGGCTCTGGAAGCACTGGAACCTATACGGTCAGCGCGTCTCAAACCGTCGCTTCTACGACAATCACAATTATTGGCTTACGATTTTTGAACATCCCGTCTTGGGTAAAGCGCATCACTATAATGCTCAACGGCGTCAGCTTGAGTAGTACCGGCAATCTCTTGTTTCAAATTGGGACTGGCGGAACTCCAACAACAACTGGATACGTTGGCAACTGCGGAATTATAGGTGGCAGTGGAACGACTGCTGTTGCAAGCTCCACCAGTGGAGTTCCTTCTATCATCAACAGCGCAGCAACAAATTGTTCTGGTGCTTTATTCTTTTATAATGTTACATCAAATACTTGGGTTGCTAATGGCAATGTTTCTTATTCTGGGGCGGGCGGTATGTCTGCCATTGGCGGCAATGTATCTCTTTCTGGAACTCTTGATAATGTGCGCATTTTTACCACCACTGGCACCGACACTTTCGACGCCGGTAGCATCAACATTTTGTATGAATAGGAGTCTTACATGGAACGCATTGAGGTCAACGTCGAGACGGGTGAAGTGACGGTCATCCAGTACACGCCAGAGGAAGAGACTGCGGCGCTTGCCTATGCCGCATCTTTGCCGCCGGAGCCTGTACCAGCTCCTCCGACGCTGGAAGAGTTGCAGGCGCAGCTTGCGGCTATCTCGGCGCAGATACAGGCGCTGGCGGCGGGCGCTTAGGCTTGACGTAGCACAGCCGATAGTGCGCTTTGCAGTACGAGACGCGGTACACTTCGGCGCCACAGAATAGCGCCTCCGCCTCGTTGACGATGTAGCGGCAGTGGAAGATCCGCAGATCCAAGATCGTTACACCAAATAGTGATTGGCCCCCATCATTTTTGGTGGGGGCCTCCTTGCTCTTGGCGTCAAGATCATCCATGATCATGTTGCGTCTGTGGTTCCACCTGAGTGACACGGGCGCTCGAAACGCACTTGGTCCTCGTCTTGGGCTTGTAACCCTCGGCGAGGATTTTTTTATGCCTTCTGATGGCGTTCATTACTGTCGTATGATCGCGGTTGCCCATCAGGCGCCCAATTTGCTTGAGGGAAAAACCCAGCTCCGTGCTCAGTCGGTAGCAGGCCTCGTGCCGAAGGTTCACAAAGGGCATCGTTCTGCTCTGGCTGCGGAAGGCCGCCACGGGCATGTTATGCTTCTCGGCCACCTCATTCATTATCCTGCGGGCGGGCGTCTCAGTGGCCGCCGCAGGGGCGGCAACGGGCTCCGTGGCAGGCGTCGGAACATCAATGGGGTCAGGGTAGACCGCCGGGGGAGGCTCCGGGTAGATGAGCCGGAATGCGGGCTCTTTCTTTACACCGCCATCCAAACGGGCGCGGACGGCCTTGTAGTGTGCGTGGAGTTCTTCAAGCGTCATCATTTTTTTCTCCCAGTGCGTTAATGATAATGGCGTCGATGTCTGAGCTGAATCGGTCGCGCTGATTGTTGATCTTAGCGACCTCGCGGAGGGCTGTCTCTAATTTTTCAATGTGGTCGCCGACATTCGTCCATGCTTCCTTCAATGGCGTGTAAAAGGTGTTGGCCGCCTCCTCGCGGCACTCTTTAACCCAATCACTCATCTTTCCCCTCCAGCGCTTTGCGGGCGTCCATTATTGTTTTCCAACAACACCATGCTTCGTAAGCGTCTCCAGCGCCGTAGTGGGCTAGAGCTTTTTCGTGAGTTACTGTGTGCAAAGGGTGGCCGACGCCAATAAGCAGGGCGACATGATTGCCGCCAATCAGTACTTTTCGCAACGCCGCCTCCAGCTTCTCAATGCGGTTCTTGAGCCGGTCAATCTCTGCATTCTGCTCATTGAGCAGATTCTGGACCCGTGATGCTTCAGTCATTGCATCACCCCGTCCATTTCAGAAAGATCGACAGTGTACCAGTATCCGCTTTCGCACGGCCCACATACGCAGGATGTGGCGTCCTCGGCTTCGCATTCCCCTCCGTCCTCAAACCAGTGTGTGATCGGTAAAATTTGGCCGTCATTCAGCACAGCCAAATTTGTGATCCTGTTAATCGCCTCAACCCATAGGGCCATCACTTGATCTCCCTTGCCAATGCTTTGATAGCCATTTGTCTCTGGCGTTCGGCAGTAAATCTCCCCTTTGCTATTTCCTCCAGAACCTCACGGAACCGTCGTGCTGGTCCTTCATGCACGACCGCCTCCTTATAGGTCTCATGCCACATGGATGCTTGCGCTTCCCAGTATTGCGCCGGATCAAGCGCCGCAAGTTTCCCTTTTGGAAATACGTCTTCAATCATCTTTCCCCTCCAGTGCTTTGCGGGCGATGTCTGCGGGCGGATACCCATGAAGGTACTTAACTATTTCATCCAGCGCCGCCTCCAACTGCTCGATGCGGTCGGCGGCAGTGTGGTGCATGTGGGGCTCGAAGGATGCATGGTCTCCTAGCCATCGTAATTGCTTCACAAGATCATCGCTCATGTTAAGATCTCCCATTATTTTTAACATGTTCTGCGGATGTGTTAACTGGCGCAGGGCCGCAGTAGATTAGGGCCTTGTCGCATTCAGGACAGCGCATCGCGATCATCTTCGCCGCCGCTTCAGCGATGGGCATTGGCAGCTTAAGGGCAAACCATTCGTGGCGGCACCAGCCGCAGTGGACTAGCATGGAGTCGGGGGTGTCAGTCACAGCCCTTCTCCCTCTTCAAAGTCTAATTCGACCTTGATGCAGGCGATGCGGGTATCGCCTGCATAACGATCTGCGTCTTCTTTCGTGCGCCATTCGCGAATACCGTTATCATACACATTCAGCCACACCGTCCGCTTGTGGCGGGGGCGGACTTCGATGAGGTCATTGTGACAGCCATTCACCAACAAGAAATTACCTCCGTTGGTCCAGCTAACTTGCTCCCATTCTCCATGTTCTGTTTTTACAGCACCTTGAACAACAAACGGATATTTTCCATCCGTCGCATAGATGCGGACTTCACGGCCATCGCGGGTGCGGTAAGTGCGATCTTTGTCAATCATCTTTCTTCTCCATCAGTTGCTTTAATTTTGCTTTGTCAGCTTCATCCAGATAGTAGCCAATGCCGCGCCATGTTTTGATCTCAATGCCATACTCGCGCATTTTCTTGCGCAGCTTCCAGACCGACACCCGGTTGCGCAGGGCCTCGTGGTTGATGTCGGTGTAGCGGCTGTACTTGTCGCCCTGCTCGGTGATCCGGTCGAGGTAGGCGTAGTCGGCTATCGGGCGGCTGTAGATGCCCATCAAGAGCTTCACTTCCTGTTTTGACAGAACACCCCGAAAAGTTGCGTCAGTCGGCACCATATCGGCGCGAAGCTGACGCACTTCTTCCTCAAGTTCTGCAATGCGGTCGCGCAGTTGTTGGACGAGGTCGGTCATTTTTGGTCCAACGGGTCAATGGTCAGTTCGTTAAGGTTTTCCCGCAGTTCTTTTGAGCGCCCCGGATGCCTCATTTTGCGCAGGGCTTTCATTTCATGTTGACGGATTCGTTCACGAGAAACTCCAAACATGGCGCCAACTTCGTCCAATGTTTTTTCTTCGCCATAGGTCAACCCGTAACGCAAATCTAATATGCGCTGCTCTTTTGGCGTCAGCGTCATCATTGCCGCCTTTAAAGCTTGATTGGCTTCATTCAAGATCATCTTGCGCTCGGGCGAGAACGCCAGCGTCCGCAGGGACGAGGTGAGCGAGTCAACCTCATTTGCATTGGCCGTTATTTGGGCCTTGTTTTCCTTCATGGTCCCACGCATCTGCGCGGGAGGGTAAATGTCCTGCGGAGTGCATTTGAGGAACTCCGCTATGCGTAAAGCTTCGGGCCGGTAATAACCCTCCTCATCAAGCGCCGCAGACTTCATACTGACGATGCGATATATGACGGTGCGATTCATACCAATTGTGTCAGCAAGCTTCGCCACAGTGGGGTAGCCCGCCTGCTCCATCTTGGTCAGGAGGCGATTGTTTTTGACCTTAATCTCAATCCGGTAGTCTTTGGGATCAGACACATCAGCCTCCCCACCCAATGATCACGTTGACGGTGATGAGCAGCATCAGGGCGCCCACGATCTGTAACTCAGCATTTAATGTCATATTTAACTCCCACTGCTTCATAGTAAGCTTGCCAGATCTCTTTCTTCACCTCTTCATCGTCAACGTGATTGATGGCAAGGTGGGTGATGTGGCTCAGTTTTTGGATGAGGTTGTCAATGTGGTCGGCGGCCTCAATGCCGTCCGGGTTAATTAGCACACTTTTGCTGACGGGGTAGGCGGGGTCGATGAAGAGATTGGTCTTCCTCAACTTGTCCTGTATGCGGGCCATGTCAATCTCCATCTCCATATCAATGTTGGCGACTTCCCCACTCTAGGGCAGAGAAGTCGCCATTTCATTAACGCGGACACGCATACGCTGTACTAATTTGAGACGCTTATCCTTCTTGCGTGTTCATCTGCTCGACAAGGTCGCGCATCCCGGCGTTGACGATAGCCTCGGCGCCGCCCGGAGGAACGGCGAACTCACCGGCAAAGGCCAGATAGTTGATGCCGTCGATGTAGTTGTCGAGCTTGCCCGGCGACGACCTGACGCGCGCCAACTTCAGGGCATGCATGAAGACATTGGCGTGGTAGGGGCTCAGGGGACTGCCGGTGATCAACTCAAAGATCTGGCAGGCGCGGATCATGGTGTCCTGCATGCTCCCGTACTGATCGTCGCGGTCACGGAGCGTGAGAACGGACTGGGTGAGGATGTCGGTATGGTTCATATCAATACTCCTTCTTCATGTTTTTATGTGCGCTGGTGACGCCACCAAGCTCCTTTATCTTTCCAACGTAACGGTAGTTGATGCCGGTCAGTCCCACCGAGTAGTAGGGATCTAGACCGAGGACCGTCTCGCTGTTTTTGTAGAACTCTTCAACAATAGTAAACTCACGCCGCTCCAGCGCATCGCAAAAATCGGCCAACCCCTTGGCCGGATATTCACAGATGATCTGGTGGATGGCGTTGTTACGCGAGGGCATGTTCATGGTTATGAGAAACTTCATTTCACCTCCATCTCAATTTCAATCAGGGCTTTAACGCAGAGAGCAAGTTCTTCTGCGTAGCGTCTTTGGACGATAGAACGCTCAAAACACGTTCGTCAATCGTTTTCTTTGCGACGACGTGCAATATCCTCACCGGCTTTGTTTGGCCCTGCCGGTGCAGGCGCGCATTGAATTGTTGGTACAACTCAAGCGACCACGTCAGGCCGAACCAGACAATGACGGAACCCCCTTCCTGCAAGTTTAGCCCGTGCCCCGCAGACGCCGGATGAGCCAAGAGCATTTTGATTTCGCCCCGATTCCAACGGTCAATCGTCTCCTGCGACTTGTCCAAGACAACCGCACCGGGAAAGCGGGCCGTGAGAAGCTCAAGGTCAAAGCGATAGTTGTAGGCGACCAATAAATTTTCATTGGGGTTCTCCTCTATGATTTCGGCGAGGGCGTCAAACTTTCCAGTGTGGATCACTGACCAGTTTCCGTTCGTGTCGGTGTACATGGCCCCGTTGGCAAATTGCAGGAGCTTGTTGGCCAGCACCGCCGCAGTGGCGGCCTCAACCTCTTCACCGTTATCAAGCTCGGCCAGCAGCGTCTCTTCAAACTCGTTGTATTTCGCGAGGGTCTCCCGATCCAATTCAACGCTTTCAATGAGGTCAATGCGCTTGGGCAGGTCGAGGTAGTCCTCGGCGCTCATGTGAATAACGCTGGGGGCGATCAGAGAGTGGATCTTGTCGGCGGAGCCCTCGCGCGGCGTAAATTTATAGCCCATGAAGTCGGCCTCAAAGAACCGCTGCTTGTAGGCCGTCATGGTGCGGCCCAGCGTTTGCCCGAAGTCGATCATGTATATCTGCGACCACAAGTCGAGGAGGCCGTTGGGCGACGGTGTGCCGGTCAGGAGGACCATGTATTCAGTCCTCGCCAACACACGCCGCATCGCCTTGAAACGTTGGGAGGACGGGTTTTTGAATGAGCTGCTCTCGTCGATGATGACCATGTCGAAGGGCCACTTGGCCCCCAGTGTCTCAACGAGCCAAGCGATGTTCTCACGATTGATCACGAACACGTCTGCATCGGCCTGTAGGGCCACCAGACGGGCCTTTTGCGATCCCGTGCAGACGGACACCCGGAGGTGCTTCAAGTGCGTCCACTTGCGCGCCTCTTGCGCCCAGACGCTGTTGGCCACGCGCAAGGGCGCGACGATCAGGACTTTGTGGATCGCAAACTCATCGCGCAGGTCGCTGACAGCGGTCAGGGCCGAACTGGTCTTGCCGAGGCCCATGTCGAGGAACAGGCCGCAACGCCGTTGGTCCTTGATGAAGGAGACGGCGCGGCGCTGGTAGGCGTGGAGATTTTCACGAGAAAGCATCACTCTTGCCATCCAGACAATGCATAAACGCGAGTGCTTCTGGCATGACTGCGGGGGTCTTTCATGGGCCGATAAACGCCGGTTGGAAGCAGAACCTTCTTCTTCACCAACCCGTTTATAAGGGCCCCCCAAGCATTGGGGTGGTTTGGCTCAAGCCCAAGTTCTGTGAGAGTAGCGCGAACATCTTCTCCCGTAACAAGTTGCCCCTCCCTTTCCTTTGATATTTTGCGCAGCCGATCATGAACTGCGGCCAACCAAAATGAATTGGAATTGGCTACGCGCTCTATACCTGCGTCTCTGTTTTGTTTTGATTTCTCGGCGTTAAAGTTGCTCATTCGAAGCTCCTTGCCTCTTCCATGCTGTTGATGACCACGACCTCGCAGCCCAACTTCCTGCGCCGCCAGTGGTCGCGCTCCTGCAACTCAGTTGGCTTCTTGCCGGGGGCCTTCAACTCAACAAACACGATGCGTCCGCCCGGCAGCGTGACGATGCGGTCGGGAACGCTGCGCCGACCGGGCGAGACAAACTTCTCGCACAGGCCGCCTAACTCCTTCACGCGCCGCACGAGCGCCGCCTCGATAACTCGCTCAAGCATTATTCCCACGCCTTTTTAATGGGGTGATAGTCGCGATAGGCCATGAAAATCTTGGGCTGGATCTTGAGGAAATCTTCTTCCGGGTGCCAGACCAGTTTCATTCCCTCTGGGGCAGTCAGGGACCACCGCTCAACGACCATGCGGGGTATCCACCGGCCCAACTTCAGGCGGGCCTTCCACTGGCGCTTGGAGACGGGTTTGATTCGCATTTTGTCCACCATTTTGTTGAGGGCGATGGAGACTTCGTCCTCCACCTCCTCGGGTATGTGTGCGGGTATGACTTCACGGGGCGTCATCGGCTGCATCCTCCAGACGCACGGTGTAATCGCGAATGCACTGGTCGATCATGCGGAACATCTCTTCCGTGGTGGCGCTGGGGGCAGTGTTAACTATAGCTTCCGCTGTGAGCATGCACAGCGTCGTCATCACGACCGGCCCGCGTTTGTTTGCAATGAATGGCCGCATCACCGTGGCCAAGTCGATGCACTCATCAATCAATTTATTTGTGTCATTCATTTTGTTCCCCCTTCTTCATTTAAAACGAGAAAATAGCCGGTTTTCTTGAACGGGCCTTTTGAACAGTGCGCTATGCGGTGCCCCGGCCCAATTCCATGATGATGTTCTTTTTTGCAGTTCGGACAATAGAACCGCCACTCATTGTCCTCTTGAAAACATTTGAACGTCGGTGGTTCACCAAGCGTATACGCCTGATTTTCTTTATTCATAGATGCTTCACTCATTTGATCACTCCCATTTCCCTTAGCGCGCCGCGCGCCATCTCGATGTACCGATCAAAGTCTATGTCGTCAGGCAACTCAGCGGGCAGCGTCATCAGGGGCTTGGCCCCGTCAGAGCGCGGCACTTTGTTACTGTTCTTGGCGTAGCTCAGGTGTTCGTCTCGGCCCACCTGCGTAGAGTAATAGAACCGCACGGCCTTGCCGAGATACTCGCCGCGCCACAGGCCGCCCCCGGTGACTTGGCGCACAGTCACAAAGCCCCGCACGTCTGTGCTGGACCTGATCGTGTCTTCAACCGGAACGCCCTTGCTCAGGAACTGCGCCGCCGCGTCCGTGACGATGGTGAAGTCGGGGTTCTTGGACAGTACCGGCTCGGCGTAGACGCCCTTGCGCTTCGTCTTCCCGTCAGGCTTCACGGCAATGTAGTTGTTCACGTCGCGCGAGTGGATCGACCGGTAGTCCGCACGCTCAAGCTCGAACGAGGTCGTCAGCATCCAATCGAACATGGCCTCCTCCAGCCACTTCTCGCGGGCCTTGTCGCACAGCACCACAATGCCGTCCGTGTTGGCGCTGACCACTCGGGCGCCGACGCTCTCAACCCACTCGATCAGCATGAGCAAACAGAGCTGCCCGGTAATCGTCGTCTGGATCATTAGCTCGGGCGCGTAGAGGGCGCTGTACATGCTGCCCAACTTCCCGAAGCTCCCGTTCACGACGATCTTCAACGTGTCGGCAGTCAGCTTGTCGCCCCGCGACTTGGCCTGAAGGCGCTCGGTCACGATGTCCTGATAGATCAGCAGGAAGTCCGACCCCATGTCCTTGGGCGCCAGCTTCAACTTCAGGATGATGCTGGGATAGTACGAGGCCACGTCAAAGTCGGCGAGGATCTGGTCAGGCCCCGCCACAACGCTCTGGCCCTTCTCGCAGGAGTGCAGGCCCCCGATCCCCATCTGGTAGTCGTTCTGTCCGATCCTGATCTTGGTCTTCTGCAACCACTCGGGCATCTGGACCGCGCCGTTCGAGCCGACCGGAAAGCCCGTCTGTAAAATCCTGTGGAAAACTTTTTGGAGTTCTGGCCCCTGAAAATTGACGATCTTCGGGTCCTCGTACCGGCACAGGTGCCCCACGGAGACCTTGCGGGGCTTATAGCTGCGCCCTGTGTACTCGTGCAGGCGGTACTTGATGACGGCCTCGGCAATCTGCGCGTCGGACTTGGAGCGCAGGTCGATGCCACCGTACTGCGCGCCGATCTGCTCCCGCAGTTTGATGGCGGGCTCCAACTTGCGGTAGAGCGCCTCGGTGGTGTCGAGGTCGTTCTTGCAGTACCGGCGCAGCTCAACCCGCTGCTCGGGGTTGATGAGCGCGTCAGGGGCAATGGGAAGGTCTTGGAGCTTGGGGGCGTGCATGCGCCCGCCGTAGATCTTGAGGCCCGCCTTGCCCGGCGCCACGTCAATGATGTCGATGTGGTCCCAGTCGTGCTTGAGGCGCAGGCGGTTGTCCTTGGCCACCTGCCACGCGGGCAAATTGGAGCGGATGATCTCGTCAGAGAACCGCTTGATGGCGTCGCAGGGCCAGCCCTCAAGGGCGGCGGTGATGATGTGGATGTCGTAGCCAAGGCCATTGAAGGACACAGTCGTGTTTTCCTTCATGAGCTGGATGACGCGCGACCTGTTCAGTTCCTGCCCCTTGAACATCTCGTAGGAGGCGTAGCGCGCGTTCTCGATGTTTTTGAACATGACGAGAAAATAATTCGCGTAGACTTCGGTGTCGATGACGAGCATGAGGAGTGGCCTCAGTTAGTGAGTGCGGGTCTCTCCCCGCCTGTCACGCCGTCCTGACGTTTGGTTGCGGCTTGTAAGGTTTCACGGCTATGAGTCAGATGCGGGGGCCGAACCTTACCTTGTAGCGCCTTTAAACGCTCGCCCGTTGCCGCAGCGGCTGCGGGTGGATTACCCCGCCAACCAATCACATGAAGTCGAAGTCTTCGTCCTTGAAGGCTTCGAAGTCGCTGGCCGAGGCGGTCACGCCGTCAGCGAAGGGCTCGCCGTCCTTGAAGAACTGGACGCCCAGCAGGTTCGCGTTGATGCGCTTGCCGAACTGGTTGTTCTGCGCCCACAGCTCGATGATCGCGTTGACGTAGCAGCCCGCGTAGAGCTTGTTGTCTTCCTCGGTGAGCGGGGTCTTGTCGCGGTTGAGGACGATGGGGCGCTTCTGGCTGGAGGCCTTCAGGCTCATGCAACCGGCGTAGCCAGCATATTCAATGCCGTCGCCGTCCTTCATGCAGAGCTTGTCCGGGGGAAGCTTTGCGCCCTTAAGGCCCTCCTTGATCGCCGCGTCGATGGCCGCCTTGATCTCCTTGATCTTGTCGGCCTGCTCGTTCTTGTCGATCAGGAACGTCGCCTCAAACTTGGTCTCCTTCCCATCAAACACAGCCTTGTGGAACAGGCTGGGGAATGACAGGCGGACGTTGGGGAGCATGATCTTTGACATTCTATTCAGTCCTTCTAGTTCTAGGGTTATACGTCGCTTTGCGACGCTTCAACACATTACGCTTCGTTTTCTGAGTCGTCAAGGTTGTCGAAGTCAGCCTCCAAGGGACTAATCGCCGGGCGCGGGTCGCTGTCCTTCGCCACAGTGGCGGCCCCCCGGGGCTTGGCGATGATGTCCTCGATCTTCGACTTGTCCTTCTTGCCCAAGGCCTTCTCCGCCTGCGCGGGGCTGATGAGCTTCTTGGTGTAGGCGGCCTCTTCCCCAACCAATTGGACAAGGCGACTGGCGGCACTTTTCTCGTCCGACCATTTGCGTATCGACCTCCCCTCAACAAGCTTGAACCCCTCGAATTGCACCCCCTCAAGCAGGAGGTCCTTCACAGAGTTTTCCACAGATAATAACCAAGCTTCGACTAAAGTCTTATTCTCAAGGACCGCGCGCATTTGCGCGAAGGTCAGTTTGTGGGGCGCAGGCGCCTCGTCGATCTGCTCAAAGTCGGCCATCAACAAGTCGCTGGTAAGTTTGTAAAGGGCCGGGCATGTCGCCTTGGCCTTGCAGAACTTGCACTGCTTCTCGCCGGGGACACGTTTGGCGCTGGGGTTCTGAGTGTCCAGCGCCGCTTGACGGGCAGTCTCGCCAAACTTCAGGAGATCCATCAGCGGGAGTTCCCACTCGCTGATGGTGTCGAGGCGCGGCTGGACGATGCTGATCTTGATCGTCTTGAAGTCGCACATGAACATGCACTCGGCGTATGCCCCCAAGGCGTAGAGCATCGCCTGCGGATTGTTTTCCGCGTAGACGGGGACGCCCTTGCCGTATTTGAGGTCAATGATGTGCAAGACTTCGTCACTGACAATGATGGTGTCGGCAGTGCCAAAGCCCTCCGGCACCCAGTCCGAGAAGTCCACGCGCCGCTCTATGAACAGGGCGTCTCCGGGCCTCTTCTGGCTAAGGACGTAGCTGACGTATGTCTCGACGTGCTCCCACATTTCCAAGTCGTAGTCGCCGACGCGGATAGGCTTGCCCCGGAGCATCATCTCCATGAGGTCGTGCGCCCGCGTCCCCTCCTCGGCGAAGGGGCTGCCCCTGTCGGGCAATCCCTCCTCGGCCTTGACGCTGCCGGGGCAGGCAATCCACCGGTGTGCGCCCGAGGCGCTAAGTTTGGCGTGTGCGACCATCAGGCCTCCTCCCCCGCCTCGTAGATGTCGTGGGCGAGGCTCATCAGGCGCCCGTGGACCGCTTGGTAGTTCTTGGGGTCGAGCTGCGTGATGGTCTTGGCCCCATACTCCCCGAGAATGCCAAGGATGATGGTCCGGGTGGACGAGTCGGCGCGGGCGATCTCCATCGCCATCGTCTTGAGGTCTTCCGCCGTGATGGCGGGGTCGACTTCTTTCGGTTCGTCTTTTAGGGGTTGATCGGTGACAACGGGGTTTTCCACAGGTTTTGCCGCCTCAATGAGCGCCGCCTGTTCTTCTGGCGTCACCTTCGGCTTTCTCTGTCGGGGTTTGTCGGAATTTGTCGGAATTTCGGTCGGCAATGAATTGCCGACTTTTGCCGACCTAAGTTCAGCGGTCAGGGCTTCGACGGCGGCGGTGAGCTTTTGGATTTCAACTTCTAGCATTTCAGGGTTTCCTTTTAGGGTTATTGCTAACGTGCAATTTGTACGATATGGTCGAATAAGTGTCAACATGCACGATTAGGAGAGCCACAATGCTCACAAGTACAAAAGTCGGGAAGGCCCTCGGCCTGACCAAGGGGACCATAGGGAGGCTGGCCAAGGAGGGCCGAATACCCTGCATTCAACTGCCCTCGGGGCACCGGCGTTTCGATCTGGATGAAGTGAAGGCCGCGCTGTCGCAAGACCTCGCCTCACTGTTGATTGATCCTCGCGCCGGGGAACAAAAATGATGATCCGCTTCACCTACTGCAAAAATTTTGCGACGGCGGTGACACTGGAGCGCCCGTGGCCCGACATGGCCAAGAGCCTAACTACCTTCAAGGCCTACCCAAACAAAGAGGCCTCGATTAAGCGGGCGGCGTTCGTTGGCGGCATTCGCGCAGACGAGGACAAGGGGCGCGCAGACGGCAACATTGTCTTGCGCACGGTCGCCACGCTCGACTTTGACGCCCCCAAGGGTTCACTGGCGGACATTGAGTTCCAGCTCGGGATGACGATGCCCTGCGCCTTCGTGGCCTACTCAACCTTCCGGCACACGCCCGAAGTCCCGCGCTTTCGCCTGTGCGTTCCCCTGAGCCGCCCCGTTAACGAGGCCGAGTACCGCGTCATCGTCAACGACATCGTTCGCCTCGTGGGCCTCGGGAACGTGGACCCGTGCAGTTTTACTATGTCCCAGATCATGTTCCTGCCCAGCAACCGGGAGGGCGTCACGCCTTGGTCCCTGCGTCAGGACGGGGAGCCGTGGGCGGTCAACATAACCGAAATTGCGATTTCGGCTGGGGGCGAAGATGACGACTTCAGTGACCTTGAGATTTTAGTGGCCTCTGAGCCGCTCGACATGAGCGTCGGCGAAGTCGATGCCCTACTGGAGAACTACCCCGCCGAGGGGAAGGACTATGACGAGTGGCTGCGCGTCGGCATGGCGCTCTATCACCAGTTTCGGGGATCGCCGGACGGTTGGGGCCGTTGGCTGGCGTGGAGCGAAAAAAGCAGCAAGCACGACCCCCGGCACATGAGGACCAAGTGGCGCTCCTTTGGCGGTGACCGCAACCCCGTCACAATGGCCTCGATCATTCACCTCGCCGGTGGACGCCGGGCGGCGGTCGAGATTCAGCCCAGCAGTTCTATTTTCGAGGCGCTTGAGGCCGAAGCCAAGGGGGTCATGACCCGCGAGGCCTACACCGTCCTGCGCAACAAGCTCAACGCCATGAGCGAGGCCCAGCTCCACTTGGACAGCCGGGCCATGTTGGCCAATCTTGTCCATGTGTCCTTCGGTAAGGGGGCGGGGATGACGCTCTCGGAGGTTAAGAAGGCCTTCAGGCCCGCAAAGCCCGGCGGCAAGGACAAGGGTGACGGTTTTTTCGGTGACGCCGAGGCGCCGGAGTGGGCGAAGGATTTGGTTTTTTGTTCTGGGGAGAACACGTTCGAGCGCGTCTCAACCCGTCACTCGGTTAAGCCTGACGCCTTTCGCATCGCCAATTCAGGCAGGCCCGAGGTCATCGGCTCAGAACTCGACGCGGTCACCTTCTTGATGCGCAACAACTTAATTCCACACGTTTCCGCCAAGATGTACTGGCCGGGCTTCGGCCCAATTTTCACAGACGCCAAAACCGGACTGACCTACCTTAACACTTATGAGAAGGACGGCGTTGAGCCCTGCGCGGAACTGGATGAGGATGGTCAGGCGGTTGTGGACAGGTTCCTCCGCCACCTTGCTTTAACGGTGGGCGTGGAGCGCGAGCGGCGCATCATCCTCGACTTCATGGCCTTCGTGTACCAAAACCCCGGCAGGCGGGTGCAATGGGCCTTGCTGCTTAAGGGGATTGAGGGAAACGGCAAGTCGTACTTCTTCCGGGTCATGCAGGCGCTATTGGGGCGGCAGGCGTCGGTCGTTTCGACGACGGCTATCGACTCAGCGTTCACCGGGTGGGCCGAGGGCTCCATTCTGGCCTGCGTCGAGGAGATCCGCATCTCTGGCGTCAACAAGTACGCCATCCTCGACAAGATGAAGCCGATCATCAGCAACGACACCATCCCGGTTGTCCACAAGGGCAAGAACGAGAAGCATATTCCCAACTTTACGTCCTACATGATGATGACCAACCACGCCGACGCCATCCCGGTTGGCGACAACGACCGGCGCTACTGCGTGATCTTCACCCGCCAGACCCGCAAGGAGGATCTCTTTGCAGAGCTTGGGGGCAAGGAGGGGGCGTCGGCGTACTTTGGGGAGTTGTTTGGCGATTTGGAGCGCCGCCCGGATGCTCTGGCCCGGTTCTTGTTGGACTGGAAGGTGTCAGCCGATTTCTCACCGGCGGGGCGGGCGCCCGAAACTGAGGGCCTGTCGGACATGCGCAACATGCACATTTCTGAAGACCGCGAGAATGTGGAAAATGCGATGGCCGACTACGCCTGCGACATCGTCAGTCAGGACCTTATTGATGTTACATATCTTAACCGAATGGCGACGGCTGACGGCAAAGATATGCCCATGACTTCCAAGTTGGCGCACATCCTGAGCGACATGGGTTTTGTTCAAATCGAGGGCCGAAAGGTTAAAATAAATAAAGCCGAGGACAAGCATACGGTCTGGTTTCGGCGGGGATCAGTGGTCCCCCCGGGGAAGCAGATGACGAGCGACTTGGCAAAAAACATAGTCAAAGATTTTTTTAACGGGGAAAAAGATTTTAGCGACGAGCCGTTTTGACGGAAAAAGGGACCAAGGTTGGTCCCTTTTTTAAACTGGTCCCCTCAACTGGTCCCCTCGCTAAGTTCTTATTTTCCCTACTACTTTTTTATATTGGGGACAAAGGGATAAGTTGTAGTAAGAAAAGTAGGAAATTACAGAAAAATAAAAAATGAGAAATAAAATGAAGTGGGAGGCTCATACAAAAATATTTTCTGGCTACGATAGCGGGGTTTTGCTGGTCCCCGCCCAACTGGTCCCCTCGATTGAAAATGAGGCTTTTGGCATGAACAGGAATATCGACGACGAGTTGTTCAGCGTGGACCCGATTCCCGAAAAGGATCTGTCTGACGTGCTGTGGAATGCGATGCAGAGGGAGGGCCACCTGAACATGTATTATGTTACACAACAGTTTCGTGATCGTGGCACACCCGCCGAAATCAACGCCGCGCTTGACACGTTGTTGAGCAGGGGCCGGGCCGTCATGACGCCCGGCGGGAGGCGGATGCTGTGCCTGTGGGGCTGGAAGTGGGGCAGGCCGGGCGAATAAAAAGGGCCGGGGAAACGCAGCACCTGCTCCCCGGCCCCCTGTCCCGACGCACCCCCTCGGGCGTCAGGAAAGCTTGATAGTCTCAAGTATTCTGTCTTCGACCCACTCCAGCGGCAGCAGGCCGTCCCTGATCGCCCGCAGCAGGATGGCGACGGATTGGGGGATGGGCGAGTGGCCGGACAGCCAGAGCTGGGGGGTCCGGCGCGTCACGCCCATCAGGACGGCCACGTCGCCGGTGGTGAAGCCGAGGTCGTCCATCATTTGCTTGAGGTCGGCGGCGCTCAATGGCTCATCTCCAGCAGCGCGGCCCGTGCGGAGGCCTGTGAGTGGGTGTGGCGCAAGTCGCCGTGGATGGATAGCGCCCGCCAGATGGGCCTGCCCTTGGACCTCATGGAGCCCTTGGCGAGGTATCCTATCAGGCGGTCGAAGTAGTAGACGGAAAAGGTGCCGTCCTTGTTGAGGGAGGTGTGAACAGGATGTGGCATCAGATCACCTCCCCCACGATGACGGCCTTCAACTTCTCGACGTGGGGCGCGAGCTGCTCACGCGCCTTGCCGATCAGGGCGGCGTCGGCCACGGTCAGCAGGCACACACTCATGGGGTGTTTTTTCGCGTGATGGGCGAGCTTGAGCGCCGCCATGTCGGTGGGGTCTTTGCGGTAGGCGTCAATCAGCTTTTGCATGTCGATCTCCATTTGGTGGGTGGTGGGGGCTGTGCGCCCCCGTTGATGATTAGGCGGCCTTGCGGACCTTCTTGGGCTTGATGCGGACGACGGGGAAGGCGGCGCCCTCGACCTTGCAGGCGTCGATCTGTTCTTGCGTCAGGAACTGAAGGAGGAGCTTTTCGTTGATTGAGGAGCGGGCCTGCACGGCCACGTCAAGGTCGGCGGTCTCGCCCTCGATAAAGCCGTAGCCGCCGACGATGGCGATTACGTCGGACTTGGCGGCCTTCAGGACAGTTTCGGCGGCGTCTGATTGCGCCTTAGCGGCGAGGTAAACTTCAACGGCGGCGACGGTGTTGGTCATATCAATCTCCATCAGGTTGCGGTCTTTATTTCGACCGTGATTTGATCTTAGGCGAAATCATTTCGCCTGTCAACAGGGTGCGAAGCATTTTCGCACCCTATGGATAATTTTTTCAGATCTTCACATACTCGCTGGGGTCCAGCCAAAAGGGCGTGTCCATCGAGCCAACCAGCTTGCCCTGCACAAACACCGCCTCGGTGTACTCAGATTCGTCAGGGGTCTGCATGGCGACGATGTCGATCAAATCGCGGGCGGCGGCCTCGGAGTAGGGGTCAGCGCCAAGGACGTGGTCAACGATGTTCTCACAGAGAGTGTCCCAGAGGCCGTCGCCAGTGGCAGTGAAGGTCAGGCAGGGGAGGGTTTCGCCGAGGCCGTAGAAGTTGAAAGTCATGTCGATCTCCATCAGGTAAGTCGTTCGGTCTCAGACCGTGATTAAAGTTATAGGCGAAGATATTTCGCCTGTCAAACGATTTTTGCCATTTTTGAAAAATAATTTCAGGGGGACGTTCCGCCCGCAATTCTGGGGGTCATTGTCCTTTGGCCCCAGACGGATTATCTTTGATCAGAATGAGAGGGGCTTGAACATGGACGAAGACGACATCGCTCTTGAAATCGAAAACGACGAGATCCTCCGCGACCTCGGCGAAGACGACGCGCCCGACGAGGAAGAAGAACTCGACGAGGAAATGCTCGAAGCTTACCTCGACGCGCTCGAAAAAGACGATTGATATTCAACGCGGTGAGGTTTGAACATGGCTGTTAAGAAGCAAATCAAGGAGAAGCGGCCTGTCGGTCGTCCGTCGCTTTATCGGCCCGAGTATTGTGAGAAGGTTATCGAGCTTGGAAAGCAGGGCTGCTCGCCTGCGGAGATCGCCTCAGAGCTTGATGTTGATCGAGCTACTCTCATAAGATGGTCAGATGAACACGAAGAATTTCGCACAGCTATGACGCGTGCAAAGGTTCATGAACAGGCTTGGTGGGAGCGCGCGGGTAAGGCTGGAATGATCGCGGACAAGTTCAACGCGCAGGTTTGGACGAAGTCGGTCACCGCTCGTTTCCGCGAGGATTACACGGAAAAACGCGACGACGCCCCGCAAATCACCATCGTCACCAACAGCGCGGTTGACGTGCGCCAGCTCGACGATGACGCCCGCGAGGCGCTCAGGCTGGCCCTCACGTCAGCCGGAAAGGTCATCGAGCACGATCCCGGAGAGCGGTGATGCTCCAGCTCAACCCGCCGCTGCCCGTCATGACGCCCAAGGGGCCGGGCCTTGCGCACGTCATTATCGACTACGGCGCCGAAATGGATCTCGTCTGGGTCGTGTTCCAGCAGAACGGCGAGTGCTGGTCGTGGCGCAACCAAGAGATCCGGGCGCAGATCAACATCACGATGGGGAGAAGGCAATGAAGCCATACCAATCCTGCGGCCCCCACTGGACTTACGGCTGGCTCCGACGCCCCGAACTGGACACAGCCGACGAGGGCTACTGCTACGAGGCCCCGGATGGCGACCTGATCTATTCGACCGACCCGAGCCACGAAGAGGTCATGATGCTGTTCGAAGTCATGGGCCTGTTCGGGACATACCTCGTGGACCGCATAGGGCTGGACTGCTGATGCCACGCTACATCACATATGGCGATCAGAAGATCGACATCGACCAGACCCTATTCGAACTCGACAAGTACGAGGCCGAGCTGGACCTCGTCACGTTCATCAAGCAGGCGTGGCACGTCATTGAGCCCGGCGCGCCCTACGTCCACGGCTGGCACATCGACTTCATCGCCGCACACCTCATGGCCATCACGGACGGCGTCGAGCTGGAAGACGGGCGCCTCTACAACCGCCTCCTGATCAACGTGCCGCCGGGCACCATGAAGTCGCTCATCACCAACGTCTTCTGGCCCGCGTGGGAGTGGGGCCCGCGCAACATGCCCCACCTGCGCTACGTCTGCGCCGCCCACAAGATCGAGAACCTCAGCGCCCGAGACAGCCGCCGCATGCGCCAGCTCGTCACGTCCGACTGGTATCAGAAGCGCTGGGGCGACCGGGTATCGCTGGCCCGCGACCAGAACGAGAAGCTCAACTTCGTCAACTCGTCGCAGGGCTTCCGTATCGCCACGGCCATCACGTCGCTCACGGGTATTCGCGGCGACCGGGTCATCATCGACGATCCCCACAGCGTGGACAGCGCGGCCTCTGACGCCATGCGCGAGACCGAGGTCAACACCTTCCTTGAGGCCATTCCGACCCGCCTCACCAGTCCCATTGAGTCGGCCATCGTCGTCATCATGCAGCGCCTGCACGAGAGCGACGTGTCCGGCGTCATCCTCGACAAACAGCTCGGCTACGACCACGTCATGCTGCCCATGCGCTATGACCCAATCCGGGCCCGGCCCACGATGCTCGGCATCGAGGACCCCCGGCAGGAGGAGGGCGAGCTGCTCTTTCCCGCCCGCTTCCCGATGGAGGTCGTGGACCGCGACGAGCGGTCGATGGGCCCCTACGCCACCGCCGGGCAGCACCAGCAGGAGCCCGCGCCCCGGGGCGGCGAGGTCATCAAGGCCGCGTGGTGGGAGACGTGGATGGAGGAGGCGTGGCCGCCCATCGACTACGTCGTGGCCAGCCTCGACACGGCCTACACGACCAAGCAAGAGAACGACTTCAGCGCCCTGACGGTTTGGGGCGTCTTCAGCGGCGACTACTCGACCATGCGGGCCGAGAACTTCGTCAACGCGCGCGGGCGCTTCAAGAACAACGCCGACGAGGCCAGCCGCTTCGACGAGGGCGTCCGCGTCCGGGACATGCTCGACCACAGTCCCGAGTCCGTCCCGCGCGTCATCATGATGGGCGCGTGGCAGGGCAAGCTGGAGCTGTCCGAACTCGTCCACAAGGTGGCCGGGTTCTGCCGCAAGTTCCGCGTGGACAAGCTGCTCGTCGAGGGCAAGGCCTCGGGCTTGTCCGTCGCGCAGGAAATCAGGCGCCTCTACGGCAACGAGGACTGGGCCGTCCAGCTCATCAACCCCGGATCGCTCGACAAGCTGGCCCGCGTCTACTCCATCCAGCACCTGTTCAGCGAGGGCATGATCTACGCCCCCGACCGGACGTGGGCCGACATGGTCATCCGCCAGTGCGAGATCTTCCCCAAGGGCAAGAACGACGACTTGGTGGATACAGTAAGCCAAGCCCTGCGCCACTTGCGCGAGACCGGCTTGCTCGTCCGCGCGCCTGAGCGTATGGCTGAGATCGACGCCGGGCGCCGCCACGTCGGCAAAGCTCCCGCCCCGCTCTATCCAATCTAAAGGTCAAGGTCATGGTCCTCGCCAGCGCAATCGTCGATGTCATCACGCCCAACACGCCCAAGCGGATTGGGAACTTCCGGGTCGAGGTCTGGGGCAAGGCGCCCTACGACTTCGTGCGTCACTATGAGATCATGGCCCAATCTGATACAATCGCCGCGCAAGAGGGCATCCGGCGCTTCGTCGAGGAGATGGAGGCTATGCCCTCGCCGCCAGTCGAAGGACCGTAATCATGCCGCTCCCCGGCCTCGCGCCCCAGAACATCCGCCTGCCCGGCCTGCCCGACGCGGCGATCCCGACGCCCGACGTTGTGGTGGTGCAGGACGACGGCCCGGCGCCCGAGATGAACGACAACGAGCCGGTCCTGCGCATCGAGCATGACGACGGCTCGGTGTCGATCAGCATCGACGGCAACAGCCTGACGGATCGCCCCGGACGCGCCAAGGGCGGCTGGTTCGACAACCTCGTCGAGGACATTGATCAGGGCTCGCTCGGCCAGATCGCCGACGAGCTGTTGCGCGGCATCGAGGACGACATTGAGAGCCGCCGCGAATGGATCGAGGGCCGGGCGCAGGGCATCAAGCTGCTCGGCCTGAAGCTGGAGATCCCCGGCCTCGGCGGCTCGGCTGACGGTGCGCCCGTCGAGGGCATGTCAAAAGTTCGACACCCGCTCCTGCTTGAGGCCTGCCTGCGCTTTCAGGCCAACGCCCGCTCGGAGCTGCTCCCGACTGACGGGCCGGTCAAGATCCGCGACGACGGCAACAGCGGCTCGCTCAACACCGACCAGCTCGCCGACGCGCTTGAGCTGGACCTGAACCACTACCTGACGGCCACGGCCACCGAGTATTACCCCGACACCGACCGCATGCTGCTCATGCTCGGCTTTGGCGGCACGAGCTTCAAGAAGGTCTACTTCTGCCCGCTGCGCGGGCGCCCGGTGTCCGAGAGCGTTGATGCTGACGACCTGATCGTGAACAACGCGGCGACCGACCTGCGCAACGCCAAGCGGATCACGCACCGCTCGATGATGAAGGCCTCAACCGTGCGGCGCCTCCAGATCCTCGGCGTCTACCGCGACCTCGACCTTCCGGCCCCGAAAGACCCGGACCTCGACGCCGCGCAGCGCGAGGAGCGGGCGCAGCAAGGCATCTCGGTGGGCTCCTTCCGCCCCGAGGACCGCGACCGCGAGATTTACGAGTGCTACTGCGAGCTGGACATCCCCGGCTTTGAGCACAAGTACAAGGGCAAGGTGACCGGCCTTGAGATCCCCTACCGCGTGACCATCGACCTGTCGTCCCGCGAGATCCTGTCCATTGTCCGCAACTACGACGAGGACGAGGCCGCGCTCCCCGAGGCCCGCACGAACTTCGTGAAGTACACGTTCGTTCCCGGTTTGGGCTTCTACGACATCGGCCTGCTCCATATCCTCGGCAACACCACCAACGCCATCACGGCGGCGTGGCGTGAGCTGCTGGACTCGGGCATGTACGCCAACTTCCCCGGCTTCCTGATGGCGGACACGGGCGCGAGGCAGAACACCAACATCTTCCGCGTCCCTCCGGGCGGCGGAGCCTTGGTCAAGACCGGCGGCATGTCTATCAAAGAAGCCATCATGCCCCTGCCCTACAACAACGGCGCCGCGCCGTCGCTGATGAGCCTCGTCAGCAACATGGCCGAGACCGGCATGAGGGTCGGCGGAACGAGCGAGATGCAGGTCGGCGAGGGCCGGGCAGACGCGCCGGTGGGCACGACGCTGGCCATGATTGATCAGGCCACGAAGGTGATGAACGCCGTCCACAAGCGGATGCACTCGGCGCAGGCGCAAGAGTTCCAGCTTCTGGTCCGCTGCTTTCAGGAGAACCCCGAGAGCTTCTGGCAGCGGAACAAGAAGCCCGCCTACCAGTGGGACGAGCAGACGTTCCTGAACGCCATCAACAACTGCGACTTGGTTCCGCAGGCCGACCCGAACACGGCCAGCCACGCCCAGCGCATGATGAAGATCATGGGCCTGAAGCAGCTCCAGCAGGGCAACCCATCGTTGTACGACCCCATCGCCATCGACACTGCGGCCTTGCAGGCGATGGGCTGGAGCAACCCGCAACAGTTCATGGTGCCCCCGAACTCCCTGTCCGAGAAGCCCCCGCCAGAGGTCCAGTACGCTCAGGCCATGGTGCAGATCAAGAAGCAGGAGGCCGACGCCAAGACGGCGATGGTTGACATCAAGGCGCAGGAAGTGGCGGCAAAGCTTCAGGAGGCTGGCGGTTTGGCCGGTGGCGAGCAGGGTCCGACGATTGCCGACCAGCTCAAGATGGCCGACATTGAGCTGAAGCAGCAAGAGCTTCAGGAAAAGAAGCAGGACTCGATGCTGGACGCCATCAACCGCAAGCGCGACCGCGAGAGCCGCGAGCGTCTGGCGGCGGTGAGGCTGGCCGAGGATCTGGCCGCCAACCCGGCGGGCATTCCAATTGTGCAGAGCATCATCCCCGACGACATGCTCCAGCGCCTTGAGCAGAACGAGCAGCCCCTGACAACGGAGCGGTAAGATGGATGATCTGGTCGCAAAGGCTCTCCAAGCTGCGCGTCAATATGATGGTGAGCCTGCCACCAGCATCCCTGCCGGATTCACTTCTGATGCGGAGGGAGAGCCCGTTAACTTTCGCCCGTTGAACTTCGACGCCCTACGTCAAGCCAATGCCGTTCGCGTGACCAACCGCGCCAATCCTGATGGCACGACAGACACCGACCCAAATGCCGGTTTTTCAATTGTCTCGGGGTGGAACGATGCAATGGCGGCGCACGGAGACCCGCACTCGACCGTGGCGTGGCCGGATAATTTGGGAGCTTACGGCACCGTGGCCGACATGTTTGCCAACAATCCAGAGTGGATCACGCCCCACAAGTATCGCCAAATCCTTCACTCCGCCCGCGAGCTTGGCATGCGCGATGAGGATGTTTACGCGCAGCCTCGCGCTCATGGCGGCGAAGTAGACGCCGCCCTCCACGCCGTCCGCCACCACTTAGCTGGGGGTGGCTTCCTGTCCGACCTGTTCTCTGGCCCCGACTACCTGTCCACCGGCGAGGTAACGTCTCCGACGAATTGGGGCGACCCCGAGGTGGCGTCTGACTTCTTCAAGGCCGACCGCGCCCTTCGCTTGGCGCGTGAGGCGCAGGCGAGGGCTGACGACGTGACGGGATCAATCCCCGTGCGCGCCCCGCTGACGGCTCCCCGTCCGGGCGCGGTCGAGGTGCGGGATCTTCCGGTTAACATCCCATTCGCCGCGCCCGACCGTGGCGTGAGCCTGCTCAGTTCCGACATATCCCCGGCGTCCGTTACGAGCCTGCCGCTCGCCTACGCCCCCACGCAGGCCGCTGCCCCCGCAGTCAACGCGATTGATCAGGCGACCGGCAAGCTGACGGCCCGCATCCCCGAGGAGCCCCACGGCACGGCGCTGACTAAGCAACAGGCCGACTACGTCATCCGCACCATCGCGGCGGAGACGAGCGGCAAGTCGCCGGAGGAGACGCAGGCCATCGCCAGCGTGATCCTCAACCGCATCAACTCGGGCAAGTATGGCTCCAGCCCCGAGGCCGTCCTGTTCGCCAAGCGCCAGTTTGAACCTTGGATGAACCCGGCGGGCGCCAACTACCCCATGAAGATCTCGCCCAAGAGCCAGCGGTATTCCGATGCTCGGGACGCCCTTGAGGCCGCCATGGCTGGCGAGGACATCACGGGCGGGGCCACCAACTTCTGGGCTCCGGCTGCTCAGGAGGCGCTTGGCCGTCCCGCCCCGTCGTGGGGCCGCACCGGCGGTGTGGACATCGGCGCGACGCGTTTCCACAAGCTTGAGCGCGCCGAGGGCGGCGAGGTTGAGGATTATGGGGATGGCGGCCTTGTTAAGAAGGCGCTAGACTTTCTCAGGGCAAATCCCGAGCTTAAACCTTACAAAGGCGGGTCATTTTCGCTTGAGCGTCAAGGTGTCTACAATCCGAAATATTTTGACTTAAAAAGGGACGATCTTGTTGATGAGGCGGGCAACATCATTGCCAGCAAAGATGTAACCATCCCACGGGAGGGTTTTTCCTACGATCTTCCGGCTCAGGCCGACCCCGGCAAGATTTTCCGTGGCATGTCTGCGGAGGAGTTCGCCAACTTTCAAAAAAACAACTACCTCCAGAGCCTCGGCACTCACAACATCGGCGAAGGCCAAAAGGGGCTCACATATTTCTCAGTCAATCCTGACGAAGCGCGCAGCTACGCTCACAGTTTTGCCCCTTCAGAGTTTAAGCCAGATCCGGCTCGTCCCGCATATGTCGTGGCTGCCAAACGCCCTCCCGATGAAAGCATTTCTCGCGTCCCCGGAACTGGCGAATCCGAGATTGGTGTTATAGGGCAAATTCCCCGCGAGGATGTAACAAATGTCTATCGCGGTAATGTCGTTGACTACATTGAAGGCATCCACGAGCCCGGCGCTCGCGTGAGCCCCAGTTCGTCTGTGCATTGGGAAGAAATCCACGATTACGCCCACGGCGGTGAGGTTGGCGACGCCCTGCGCGTCGTGCGCGAGCATCACGCTGACGGCGAGGCAGTGGGGCGGTCGCCATTCTTCACGTTTGAGTCACCGCCTGAAAGCGTTCTGGAAATGGCGAAGCCCACGCAAGGCGAGCGCTTGACTAGCGCCTTGGGCATTGGTGAGGGCGATCTCCCGAAGGGCGAAACCTATATGTCCGCCGCCCCCACCGGTTGGGACAAGTATATGCCGCAGCGCCGTCCGGGAACATTTTTGAAGCGCACCGGCGAAGCGTTTGGCGAGAACGCGGATATTGTCGCCGAGGGCCTCAAAGCCGTCAGGGAGGGTAATTACGGTGCTGGGGCTCTAGGTATGGCTGGCGGTGCGCTCGGCATGGCCATGTCACCCCTGACCGGCTTAGAGCGCGTTTTGGTACGCGATCCCATTCTTCGCGCCACAGGTGATCTTAAGAAGGCGCAGCAAGCCGAAACTGTTGCCGACATTGCTGTTGGTGGCGGCATGCGGGGCATGTTGAAGCCGTTTACCAAAGCGGGCAATTTAGAGAGGCTGGCTGCGGAGCCGTTGACCTCGGCGTATCGCCTGCCGTCTTCCGCAGCCACTGGCGCTACAGCAGCCACTGCCGCCACCTTGGCGCCGGAGAACGCCGAGGCGGCTGACCTGTCGAAGCTTAAAGCTTTCTTCCCCAAGCATACCCCCAGCGGGGCCGTGACCACGCGCACGGGCGCCGACATTTTGGCCAAAGACCCCTATCTTGCGGCCAATGTTCCCGTACTCTCAAAAGTGCGGGGCGCTATTCCGTTTGAAGATATGAGCGTTGGCTATGAAAAGATCCCCGGCTATCTTGAGCCACGTAAAACATTGTCCATGGAAGACCTTGAAGGAGCTTGGGGCGTTCCGCTTCTTAGCGACCTAAGCTCAAGCGGTGTCATTATCCACGAAATCGGCGGCAAAAAACTGACCAAACCTTTTTACACGGAAGGCGGCGGCGATTTCCCTCGCGGTCCAGCCGGTCGAGGCGAGGCGCCTGCTGGTTGGGCATCCATGAAAGACAAGGCCCAAACCTACATGAACTCGCTGGAGAGAAGGATACCAGAAGGCGAGCGCGTCGTTGGTATTCAAGCCACGATGTCGCCAGAAGCCGCTGACTCCGCTGACATGTTCTATCAGGCCATGTTGCGCCAGATCCCCGGCTCAAAGATTACGAAGGCGGCAATCGCGGATGTGGACGCAAAGATGGCGGCAAAATTCCCCGGATGGCCGGGAATTATGAACACGCAAGAAGCTGAAGATTTTATGCAAACTCTTGATCTTGTTGATCGCAAGCAACTTGCGAAAACTCTTGATCTTGCAACCCATCAAAAGGCTGGGTTCCCTGATGTTGGCCAAACAAGGTTTGCGATAACTGAGCCGCGTCTTTTTGGAAGCTCCGGCCTTCGTGCGGGATATTCCGTTGCCGAACTTGATCCTCGCGGTGGATTGCTCGCCAATCCCTCGTACCCCCACAGTAACTACACGGGGTCAATGGCTGCGCCCAAGTTTGGGGCTTATCTTGGCGGGCTTCCAAGTTCCGTCCACGTCAAGGACATTTGGAGCGACTGGTGGAATAAACTTAACCCCGCTGCGCATGACCCCAAACAATGGCCAAAAGCCCAATGGGGAATGATGACTCAATTCCCGGCGCAGAAGATTGACGCGGAAATGGTTGATCGCGTGATGAAGCAACAGGAGCAGCATAAAAGGTTGTTTGGTTGGCGTAAGGGTGGGGAAGTCAATCTTGAGCCGTGAAATCTTTCAATTGGGCAAGTGTCCGCTCAATTGAATGAATTGCGGCAGAAACAGCTTGGCTGGTACGGAGCGATCCGTGCCCATCTTCGGGGGAAAGCAAGCCTCCGGCAAAAAGTATGTCGGCAACTGATGCCATTACGTCTTCGGTGATGCTGTCGGCAACGGCTTCGGTGAACGCTTCGCGCTCGGTCATCTTGATCTCCATAGGGGGCGTTTAACGAATACCGTTTCAGTGTATAATGGCCCAGCCACTGTGGCAACCGGGACGCCGGAACTCCGAGGAGAAAAGCATGTATGAGATGGCGCACAAGGCCCGCGAGGCCATGAAGGGCAAGGCCAAACGTCTTGCTGGCGAAAAGGACCAGAAGACGGACAGCTCAGACTGGACGCCCGCCGAGCCCCTGAAGGCCGACGTGAAGACGGGCATGCGCCCGATTTCCAAACAGGGCTTCAAGAAGGGTGGCAAGGTTATGGGCGAGAAGGCCGACTGCCACGCTGGCCGTAAGCCCCGCAAGTCCGGTGGCCGCGCCCTGACGGCTGACAGCCTTGTCAACCGCAACGTGAAGGAAGCCAACGAGGAGCGCGAGGGCGAGAAGCACGTCGGCGGCATGAAGAAGGGTGGCCGCGCCAAGAAGGCGCTGGGCGGCATGCCTGCCGACGCTCTGAAGGGCTCAATGAACCCCGCCGCCATCTTGCAGGCCGTTCGCGGCGCCACGATGGGCATGAAGAAGGGTGGCCGCTCGGGCAAGAACAACGGAGGTTCTACCGCCGCAGAACGCATCCGCGAGGCGGCTGGCTACAACAAAGACAAGTCGCCCGTGACCGACCCGTCCTACAAAGGAGAAACGACCTCCAAAGAGGACAAGGACGCCCTGACGAAGAAGATTGAGGGCATGAAGAAGGGTGGCCGCACCGCTCGCAAGGCTGGCGGCAACGTCAACTATGGGCCGCAGGAAATGCCTGCTGGCAAGAAGGCTCCCTCCACCAAGGAGCAGATTGCCGAGGAGAAGCGTCAGGACAATGCCTCCAAGCCCACGCGCGGCAAGGCTGGCCACTACGACTACGGCGGCACGGTTCCGATGCAAGGCGCTGGGCCTGACGCCCGCATGGACATGGTGAAGAAAAACGCCATGAACTTTGGCGTTGGCGCTCCCGGCTCGCCTTACAAGAAGGGCGGCATGGCCAAGCACGAGGACGTTGCGATGGACAAGGCGCTCATCAAGAAGATGGTGAAGCCCGAGGCCCGCACCAAGAAGTATGGCGGCGGCGGCATCAGCGGCCTCAACATGGGTCCGGGCAAGGCCGACGGCGGCTCCACCAAGGGCAAGAAGGGCATGAACGTCTCCATCACGATCAACACGGGCGTCAAGCCCGAGGATCAGATGGCTGCGGGCCTGCCCGGCATGCCTCCGGGCCTGCCTCCCCGCCCCGCAGGTGGCATCCCCGTCCCGATGGGCATGCCTCCCGCCGGTGGCGCTCCTCCGGCCCCCATGCCTGTGCCGATGCCGATGCCCACGCCTCCCGCTGGCGGCGGCATGCCCCCGATGGCGCGCAAGGCTGGCGGCAAGGTCTACCGCTCCTACAAGGATCTTGATGCAGGCGCCGGTTCGGGCCTTGGTCGGCTTGAGAAGACCGAGATTCAGAAGCGCAAGGGCTAACAATTCGCGAGTGATTCGGTTCACTTGCGGGTAACGGGACGGCTGGTTTGACCCCCTCTACCAGCCGTCCCAATACATCGAGGGGGAGCAAAGAGGGGTCTATGCTTACGTTCAACACGCTCTTTGAGCGCGAACTAAAGAAATTAATCGTTTCCGCCATAGAGGATCGGAAGGAAAACCTTTCCACAGGTTTATCAACGATTGATTTCCCAACTTACAAACACCAAGTAGGAATAATCGCCGGTCTCCGCATGGCTCTTGAGTTCTGCGACGAGGCCACGACGATCTGTAGCCGCGAGAACCGCGAGTAAAAGGAGGGGGACTATGTCAAACGTATCTTTACACCACAACATCGCCATGCTCCATGAGACCGACCCGAAAGAGACGCTCTTCGCGGAACTGGGCGACATCAGCAAGGTTGAATTGCTGAACACGCAAGTGCTTGTGGCGGTCTATATCCGCCCCGAGAAAACCAAGGGCGGCATCATTATGGCCCCGAAGGCCCGTGATGAAGACCGTTACCAGTCCAAAGTCGGCCTGATCATCAAAACTGGACCTACCGCATTTGTTGATGAGGGCGGAAAGTGGTTTGGTGGCCTTAATTTGAGGGTTGGTGACTGGATTGTCTTCCGCCCCAGCGACGGTTGGAACGTCACCGTCAATGGCGTCCTGTGCCGGATGTTCGACGACGCCGCCATTCGCGCCCGCATCCCGCACCCCGACACCGTCTACTGAGGAAAATCCCATGTCAGACATAGAAAACAAGCCGGAAGACGACAAAATCGACGAGATTGAGGTCGTTGAAGTTGAAAAAGAGCCAGAAGCCGCAAAAAAAGAGGTCTCTGAGCCTGAAGAGGGCATTCAAGAGTTGAAAGCGAAGCTCGAACAGGAGCGCGCAGCCCGAATTGAGGCCCAGAAACACGCCAGAATGGCCTACGAGACCGCTGCGGACGCCAAAAACGAGGTGCAGGACACCAACTTGCAGCTCGTCCGCAACGCTATCGACACCGTCAAGCGCAACAACGACATCCTCAAGTACAATTACTCTGAGGCGATGGCCGTTGGTGACTATAACAAGGCGGCGGAGATCCAAGAGACGATGGGCATGAACTCCGCCAAGCTCATGGAGCTGGAGCGGGGCCGCGCTCACATGGAAAACGCCCCGAAGGTCGTGGCGCCCGAGCCCCCGCGCCCTTCGGACCCGGTTGAAGCTCTGGCCTCGCAGCTTTCTCCCCGCTCTGCGGACTGGGTGCGCCGCAATCCGCAGTGCGTCACCGACCCGCGCATGTATCAGAAGATGGTTGCGGCCCATAATCTGGCCGTGGCTGACGGTTATGTGCCCGACAGCGACGACTACTTTGGCATGATCGAGGACACGCTGAAGATTGGCCGCCGCGTCAACATTGACCAAGATGACGACCCCATGTCTGGGGCCGCCAAGGTCACTCAGCGCCGTTCTGCCCCTCCCGCAGCCCCCGTCTCGCGCGGTGGCGGCGGCACGGGATCTCGCCCCAATGAGGTGCGCCTCACGCGGGAAGAGATTGAAACGGCTCGCGACTTGGGCATGACCGAGAAGGAATATGCCCGCAACAAGATGCTCCTCAAGAAGGAAGGGCGCCTGCAATGAACGCCAAGTTTCAACGTGTAATCGCCGAGAAGTCGGCACTCTCGAACCCGGAGCGCGCTCCCATGAGACCAGAACTGCGTGAAGAAGACCCTCGCGCCCGCGCCGCAGCCCGCGCGGCCCAGATCCGCAATGACAATGGCGGCATGGACGAGGGCACTGACGAGTTCTACATCCCCAAGGACATCATCCCCGAGGGCTGGAGCTACGAGTGGAAGCGCCACACAATCTGGAATCAGGAAGACCCGGCCTACACGGTGCAGCTTGCCCGCGAGGGCTGGGAGCCGGTGCCGGTCAGCCGCCACCCGCAGATGATGCCATCCAGTTGGGAAAAGGGCACCATTGAGCGCAAGGGCATGATCCTCATGGAGCGTCCAAAGGAAATCTCTGACGAGGTGCGCCGCATCGAGCAGCGCCGCGCGCGTGAACAGGTCCGCATCAAGGAGGCCCAGCTCGCTGGCACTCCCGAGGGCACCCTCGACCGTGTCAGCCCGAAGATCAGCAAGACCTTCGACATGCCGATCCCCGAGGATCTCTAAAGCTCAGGAGGGGCGCCCAGTGCGCCCCTTTTCTTTTGTTTCAAATGTCTGTATATTGCAATGTCAGGAACACCAGATGTTCTCCCCTCCCCCGGCGCGGAGGGTCCAACTGCCCCCGGCTTCCGAGTCTCCCCGGCGCGAGATGACGAGCTTTCCCGTAAAAAGGAGACCCCGTCATGGCGAACACTGCCGCCTATAACGGTTTCCAGCAATACAGTGGCACTGGCTCTGCCCCGACCTACGAACAGGTCGCGGTCAAGATTGCCTACAATGCTTCCGCCATCTACTACGGCGACCCCGTAAACCCCGACGCCAACGGCTACGTCGTTGTGGGCGTCACCTCCGGCTCGTCTGGCAACACCCAGATTGCTGGCGTGTTCGTCGGCTGCCAGTATCTTTCGGTCGCTCAGAAGCGCACCGTCTGGTCTAACTACTGGCCCGGCTCGGATGTCGCCTCGACCAACACGGTCACCGGCTACATCATCAACGACCCCAACGCCAAGTTCGTCGCCCAGTTCGGCAACGTCAGCGTTGATCAGGCTTATGTGAACAGCGGCGTGGGCTTCAACATCGGCACCGGCAACACCTCTAACGGCATCTCTGGCGCCTACCTCGCCACTCTGGCGACGGACAGCACCATGCCCTTCAAGGTGGTTGCGCTCGTTACCGACCCTCCGGGGGTAAACGGCACCGAGGCTGGCGCTTATCAGAAGGCCATCGTGGCGTTCAATAACGTCTCCACCAAGCAGCTCACGGGCGTCTAAGAGGAGTAAGGACCAATGGCTGTTAATCTTTCTGCCATCAAAGACCTTCTCCTCCCCGGCCTCCGGGGCGTTGAGGGTCAGTACGAACAGATCCCGTCGCAGTACGACAAGATCTTCACTAAGCACGATTCCAAGATGGCCTTGGAGCGCACCGCTGAGATGCGCTTCCTCGGCTACGCACAGCTCAAGACCGAAGGCGGCCAGACCGCGTTCGACAACGGCGCTGGCGAGCGTTTCGTGTACAATCAGGAGCACACGGAGATCGGCCTTGGCTACGCGATCACTCGCAAGGCCATCGACGACAATCTCTACAAGAGCCAGTTCGCTCCGTCGAACCTCGGCCTGACGCAGTCCTTTGCGCAGACCAAGGAAATCTACGGCGCCAACGTGCTGAACACTGCGACCACCTACAATTCGGCGGTTGGCGGTGACGGCAAGGCCCTTGTCGCCTCTGATCACCCCATCGACGGCGGCACGATCTCGAACTACACCACGAACGACCTCAACGAGAGCACGTTGCTGGCTGGCATGATCGCCATCCGCACGAACTTCCGTGATCAGGCCGGTCTGAAGGTGTTTGCTCGCGGTCGTCGTCTGGTCATCCCGCCTGCTCTTGAGCCGGTGGCGATTCGCCTGACGAAGACTGAGCTGCGTCCCGGCACGGCAGACAATGATGTCAATGCGATCCAGTCCACTGCGGGCGGCCTGCCCGAGGGCTACATGGTCAACGACTATCTGACCTCTGCTCGCGCTTGGTTCCTGCTCACGAACATTGATGGGCTCTCCTATATGGAGCGCATTAAGTTCGAAACCGATATGCAGGTCGACTTCACCACAGACAACCTTCTCGTTAAAGGATACGAGAGGTACTCGTTTGGCTATTATAACTGGAGAAGTATCTTCGGTGCCTTCCCAACCTAATGAAATCAACTAGTTAAAGGGGTTTTAAGCGATACAAGTTTCAAGTTGACCTTCTAAATGATAGCCTTATAATAAGGTTGTCAACATAGGAGAAAGACATGAAACAGCAGGAACTGAGCCACAGCGAAGTATCTGAAGCTATCGCCTACGACCCCGAAACTGGTTCTTTCATTTGGAAGCTGGATGCCTCCAAGAATGTCAAAAAAGGTATGGTGGCGGGAACTTTTAAAAATTGCCGCCACCGTACTACCGGGCAGATCAAGTCCTACCTTTATATCCGTTATAAAGACCGGGAAATGGTTGCCTCAAGAGTTGCGTGGATGTTGCATTACGGCGTGTGGCCTGATCGTTCTGTGATGTTTGTGGATGGTGTCACAACTAACTTGAAGATTTCAAATCTCAAGTTGTCTGATGAAACCACAACCATCAAAAAGTCAGACGGTCGCACAGTGAAGCGGATTTCCCGTGATAAGCAGAGGCACTACAGCCTCAAGCGTTATTACGGTCTTTCGTTGAACGACTACGCCGAGATGTACCGTGTCCAAGATGGCAAATGCGGGATCTGCAAGTTGCCAGAAACGGACAAGGATCGCCACGGGAACGTCCGCGTTCTCGCCGTCGATCACTGCCACAAGACTGGTTCCGTGCGTGAGCTTTTGTGCTACTCTTGCAATAGCATGTTGGGTCAGGCGAGGGACAAGATTGAAGTTTTGCTTGCGGGCGCCGACTACATCAGGAAGCACTCCGCTGGCAAATAGACTAGGCAACCCGATCACGCAGACCGGCCTAGCGGACGCTGCACAGACTGTGTGATCTTATCGTGCAGGAGGCCCATATGGGTACGACTACATTTACCGGCCCGGTTCGGGCTGGCAATATCCTGAATACCTCGGGCACCACGCTCGGGACTGACGTGGCCAATGTCGGCTATGTCGTCATGGCGCAGTCTTCGGCGGTCACGCAGGCGAGCGGTGCGACCAGCATCGTCATTCCAGCCAACAGCCAGATCCTCACCATCTCCGTCAATGTGACGACCGAGTTCACTGGCGCCGCCACAACCTTTGGCGTTGGAACGACTGCCTCTGCCACGTTCTTTACGGCAGCCGCTGCCCTTGACGGTGTTGCGTTTGGCATTGTTTCGGCAGCTCCCGGCGACGACGCTACTCGCGCCGCAAACTGGGTTGATGTTGGAACCACTGACCGCAAGATTGCAGTCACCTCCACCAATACCGGCTCTGGCGCCGGTATCATCACTGTCACCTACGTTCAGGCGCTCGACCTGACTGCCTAATAGGAGAGTAGCATGAAGGGTAAGTCTGGAACTCGCGAAGCCAAGTCGCACACCGCCTACTCTGGCGGCAACAGCAACGTCGCCTCTGAAATGATGAAGCCCACCGGCGGCTTCAAAAAGGGCGGCAAAGTCGGCATGAAGGCCGAGGGCGTTATGTCCTCCGCTCACGCCGGTCGCAAGCCCCGCAAGAGCGGCGGCAGCGTGATGTCTTCTGCCGCTGGCGGTACGCCTCGCGGCAAGGCTTCGCACTACTAAGCTACGCCTCCCCGGCTTAGTGGAGCGCGCGGGGGCCTTAGCGCCCCCGCATTCGCATGGAGATTGCTATGACTGCTGTTTGGACGCGCAAGGAAGGCAAGAATCCGTCTGGCGGACTTAATGAAAAGGGCCGTGCGTCTTTGCGCGCTCAGGGTCACGACATTAAGCGCCCGCAGCCCGAGGGCGGGTCGCGCAAGGACAGCTTCTGTGCTAGGATGACCGGGTTAAAGCGAAAGCTGACGGGCTCGGCAAAGGCCGCAGACCCCAACAGCCGCATCAACAAGTCACTGAGGAAGTGGGACTGCTGAGATGGACAAGCCTTTTTGGGAAAAAAAAGCCCCGAAGGACGCCAAGGAAAAGCATCTGAGCCGCAAGCAGGTGCAGTCTGCCAAGGCTAAAGCCCGCGCCGCAGGCCGTCCCTATCCCAACCTGATCGACAACGCTGCGGCGGCCCGCAGCAAGGGGAAGTAAAATGCAGTACAAGGCGCTCACCAAGACTGGAACTGGCCGCAGCACCATCTGCGTCGTTGATGACTTTCAGACCCCTTTCAACATTGGCATTGCCGTGTCTCTTAGCGCCACAGCCACATTTACGGTGGAATACTCGCTGGATGACCCGAACGCTGATGGCTACTTGGCGGCGTCTGCAACTTGGTTTGTCGCCCCCGGTTTTACGTCTGGCTCGGTGGCAGTTGCTGGCGCTTTGACGATCCCCTGCCGCGCGATTTCTCTCAATGTCTCCGCCAACACGGGCACAGTGACGGCCAATATTGTTCAGGCTGGCCCGGTCTAAGGAGCCATCATGGCGACGAGCGACACCTATGCGTTTAATCCGGGGCTTGGTGAGCTGACGCTTTATGCGTACAACCTCATCGGCATCAGGAACACCGCCGTGCTTCAGGAGCATATGGAGGCCGCCCGCATGGCGTCCAACATGCTCTGCGCGCGCTGGTCAAATCAGGGTGTGAACCTTTGGGCCGTTGACCTCGTCACGACGCCGCTCGTCACGGATCAGGCGACATATCCTGTTGAGGGCAACACGGTCGCGATCTTGGACGCTTACGTCCAGAACGACGACTCGGGCGCCAACATCGACCGCATCATTCTGCCGGTGAGCCGCACGGAATACGCCAGCTACCCGAACAAGGAGCAGCAGGGTTTCCCGACTGTCTACTGGTTTGACCGCCTGATCAGCCCGTCTCGGTCCACTCAAGTACCGCCAACAACTGGCCCTACGGTTACTCTTTGGCCCGTTCCTAATACGGACAATGGGCCTCAATACCTGAAATACTACCGGGTGCGGCAGATACAGGACTCGGCGCTGACGAACGGCCAGACGGTCGAGATTCCCTACCTGTGGCTTGAGGCGTTCGCCTATGGCCTTGCCCTGCGCCTCGCGCAAATCTGGAACCCGCAGGCGGTGGCGATGATCAAGCCCATGGCCGACGAGTCGTACCAGATTGCCGCCGAGCAGAACGTGGAGACCGCGCAACAGTACATTTCCCCGATGATCTCTGGCTACTTCAGGTAAGGGGGCGTGTATGGGTTACGCATCGAGGTCGGGTCGGGCTAGAACAAGCGCCACTAATCCGCAGGCTCATGCAATCTGTGACCGCTGCGCGTTCCGGTACAATCACGTTGACCTGAAGTGGCAGTACGATTGGGCTGGCGCATCCCTGATCAACAAGCGCATTCTCGTCTGCTCCACCTGCTATGACGAGCCGCAGCAGCAGCTCCGGGCCATCATCATCCCCGCCGACCCCGTGCCGATCATTAATCCCCGCGTCGAGCCCTACGCTTGGGACGAGATCGACCGGCGTCAGGTGTCAGGGAACAACACGACCAACCCGCAGACGGGCATTCCCGTTCAGCGCGGCGATACGCGCGTCACCACCATTGATCAGGATGTGCCCAACCAGACCCGCGTCACGCAGCAGACCGGCGAGGCGCCCTACGGCACAAATCAATTGCCGGGCACGGACCCGAACGCGGTCACCTACCGCACGGTCACCAACGCCGAGAACAACGGCCTCGGCTTCACCGTCCTGACGATTGCGACGACAAACGGCATGATCACAGGGCAGAAAGTGATTGTGCAGGACGTTGGCGGCGTTGATGTCGCTAATGGAAATTGGACGATCACGGTCCTCAACACGTCGCAAATCCTATTGCAGGGCGTTCTTTTCTCTGGCTCCTACACGTCTGGCGGGTATGTTATAAACAATCCCAGTCTGCCCTACGGCTTCACTGAAGTGCCCAAGACAGGACCGCTCTGATGCCTCTTTACGCTAGTAATGTTCAGATCCCAAATCTTGGCGCGGCTATTGCTCTCAATGGCACAGAACAGGTTGAGATTGTTCAATCTGGCGAATCAAAGCGCACGACGACACAGGCGATTGCCAATCTAGCGGCAACTGGGCCTACAGGCCCCGCTGGCCCAAGTGTTACTGGCCCTACTGGTCCCACCGGAGAAACGGGTGCGACTGGGAATACTGGCCCTACAGGCGCAGGCCCCACTGGCCCTACGGGAATCGCAGGCCCCACAGGCCCCACAGGCCCCACCGGCCCCACCGGGGCTGTTTCTACAACGCCCGGCCCCACCGGCCCTTATGGCCCGACCGGCCCTACTGGAGTTACGGGACCAGCGGGTGCTACAGGGCCAAATGGTGATATTGGCCCTACGGGAGCCACAGGCCCTACGGGTTCAGGCCCGACTGGTCCCACGGGTGATGTTGGCCCGCAAGGCATTCAAGGCGTTACCGGGCCTACTGGCCCTACAGGGGCAATGGGAGCTACAGGCCCCACGGGCTCTATCTACCCGACTGGCGGCTCGCCTGACCGTATTTTTTATGAGAACCAGCAGACGGTTACCGTCAACTACACGGTTACAACCAATTACAACGCCATGTCCGCTGGGCCAATCACTGTCAATTCTGGCATCACAGTAACTGTCCCATCGGGCAGCTACTGGACTATCGTTTAATTTTAGCAGCGAAGGGGGATCGCTATGGAGAAGAAGTTGAAAATATGCGTCTACGCCATCAGCAAGAACGAGGCGCATTTTGTGCAGCGTTTCTGCGAGTCCGCGCAAGATGCGGATCTCATTATGATTGCGGACACTGGTTCAGACGATGGTCTTCCTGAAGGGGCGGCAAAGTATGGAGCGATTGTTCATCATATTTGCATCACTCCTTGGCGTTTTGATCTCGCTCGCAATGCTGCTCTTTCCCTTGTTCCTCGCGATATTGACGTATGCATCAGCCTAGACATAGACGAGATTTTACAACCGGGATGGCGCGAGGAGATAGAGCGTGTCTGGATCAAGGGAGAGACCACCCGCCTCCGTTACATGTTCGATTGGGGCTGCGGAATCAGCTTCTACTACGAGAAGATCCACGCAAGACATGGCTATCACTGGCACCATCCCTGCCACGAATATCCTGTACCTGACGGACGCATTGAAGAAGTTTGGGCGCAGACCGACTTCCTTATCGCCGTCCACAAGCCGGACCCGACCAAAAGCCGGGGCCAGTACATGGATCTATTGGAGCTTTCTGTAAAGGAAGACCCTGATTGCCCGCGCAATGCCTTCTACTACGCCCGCGAACTGAGCTTCCATAGCCGTTGGTGGGAATCAATTGAGGCTTGTAAGAACTACCTAAAGCTTCCCCGCGCCACATGGCAGAATGAGCGTTGCTACGCTTATCGCGTTATGGGCCGCTGCTACAATGAAGTTGGCTTGCCCCAAGAGGCAGAGCAAGCCTTTCACTCCGCTGCCGGTGAAGCTCCTAATACCCGCGAACCTTGGTGCGAATTGGCACTTTTGTGTTACCGTCAGAGCCGTTGGGAAGAGTGCTTCGCCTACGCCATGCGGGCGCTTCGCATCACCAACCGCGAGGCCGTCTACACCTGCGACCCCGCCGTGTGGGGCTATCAGGCCCACGATCTTGCCGCCGTCGCCGCGTGGAACCTTGGCCTCAAAGACATTGCAGTTCAACAGGGTCAGATCGCGGTTGATTTGGAGCCCAGCGACGAACGGCTTCAAGCCAATCTTCGTTGGTACAAAGGCGAGCCAGAGCTTGAAAAGGAAGCGGCGTGATGGATTTGCAGTCGATTCTCAACATCATTGGTGGCGGCGCCATAGCCACTGGGGGCTGGTTCGCGCGCGAGATCTGGGGCGCGGTGAAGGAATTGCGCAGGGATTTGCATGAGCTTGAGATTGATTTACCCAAAAGCTATGTCAGCAAGAACGATTTAGATAAGCGTATGGAGCACATAGAAGCGATGTTTCAGCGCATCTACGACAAGATTGAGCGCGTTGAGGCACGGATCAACAGCGGAGAATCCAAATAATGGACACAGATTCCATCACCAAACCTGTCGCAGTTGTGACCGCAGTCATGGCGATGATTGGTGCTGGATATTCCCTTTACGACAAGATCAAGTTGCCGCCAAAGGACATTCTCAAGTGGGATGCAGAACATTTCAGCATTTCAAGTGGCCCGGCCTCTGGTCAGTTCAAGGTAGTCGTAGCTCGTCAAAAGATCCGCGACGACTGCACGGTTGAGGATTTTGCGCTTGAGGTGCGAGATTCTGACTACATGGTTCACAAGGCAAACCCGTCCGTCGCCAAGTTTTCTGGACCGGCCAGCCCCGTTGTAGACAAATTTGGCTACACCCTGACCATAGATAAGCCAGAAGCTGTCGCGCCGGGAAGCGCAAAGCTAATCGCTCGGATTATGTACAAGTGCCCAGAGGGCAATGTGGTCATTCCATATCCCGACCACAAAAATCTAACGTTCAACATACAGGGGCAATGACATGGATCTGCTTGCTAAATTTGGCCCCCTTCTTGGACAGGTGGCTCCTACCATCGCCACGGCGCTGGGGGGTCCGCTGGCTGGCGTTGCCGTCAAGACCCTGTCCAGCGCCCTTTTTGGGCATGAGGACGGCACAGAGGAGCAGATCTCCGAGGCAATGGCTGCGGCAACGCCTGACCAGCTTGCCGCCATCAAGAAGATTGACGCCGACTTCAAGGTGCAGATGAAGTCCCTCGACATTGACCTTGAGCGTATCGCCGCTGGTGATCGCGACAGCGCTCGGCAGATGCAGCGCGAGACGAAGGATTGGACCCCGAAGGCTCTGGCCTTCTTCATTACGTTTGGGTTCTTTGGGGCGCTGATCTGGATCATGGTGTTCGGCATCCCGCAGACGGGGACTGAAGTTCTGCTGATGATGCTTGGTTCACTCAGCACTTCATGGACCGGCGTTGTCCAGTTCTATTATGGGTCATCGGCTGGATCAAAAGCCAAGAATGATCTCCTTGCCGCAAAGGACAAGTGATATGCGCGAGAACTGGGACAAAAGCTTTGAAATGGTGCTGGCCCACGAGGGCGGCTACGTCAACGATCCCCGCGATCCGGGCGGACGCACCAATTTGGGCGTCACCCAGCGCGCTTGGGAAGCCTACTGGAACCGCAGTTCTTCAGATGAAGAGATGCGGAAATTGACGCCCAACATCGTCAAACCGTTTTACCGCGCCATGTACTGGGATAAAAT